CATTTGAAATAGATGATGGTTCTAGAATTATGTTTATGGATCGTATGATCCCTGACTTTACTATGGATAATAGTGGTACACTTCAATTTAGTATTACTACTAAGCAATATCCAGCTAATACCTCAGTTACAAAAGGACCGTTTGAAATTACCCCTACAACACAAAAAGTCGATTTGAGAGCGAGAGGGAGGGAGGCTGCTGTAAGAGTATCATGTGATACGGCTGGTACTTCTTGGAGGTATGGCTCTCTTCGGTTAGCAGTTCAACCAGATGGGATGCGATAATGGCAAGGTATCCAGAAGTTTCAACATTTATAATGGTTGATTTGTCTAATGAAGAGAGTCGTACAATCTATAATGAAATGCAATTATGGAGTGGAGCATTAATTAATGAACTAGATACTCGTGATACAGAAGTAGACGCAGCACCAGCTACTACAGTTTTAGCTGTAACAACTGTTACAAATATTGGTGCTCCTATTGCAGGTAATATAGCTTTCTCTACTGGTGAAAGTAAATTTAAGGGATATGATGGAACTAACTGGCAGGATTTACACTAATGGATATGAATGAATTTTATAAATTTTTAAATGAGAGTACTTATATTAATAATATAAATACTGGACAAACAGTAGTTCCTGATATGTTTCAAGGTCAACAATCATTTCAACCAATGAAATCAGGTGGACAAGTTAAGACAAATGTTTATACTGAAGGTACAAAAGCACAATCAAATTATATGAACCCTGTAAAGTTAAAGGACGGAGAATGGAAATGAATACACCACCTTTAGGACGTATGGCACAAACAATGGGGCGTATGGGGCGTGGTGGAGATACTACGTTAGTCCATATGAACCCACAAGAAGTACAAGGATTAGCCTCATTAGGAGAACTTACTTATAATCCTGTAACAGGTTTACCTGAAGCATTTAATTTTAAGAATCTTCTTGGACCTATTGCAGGAATAGGTGGAGCTATGATGGGATTACCAACATGGCAAATAGCTGGCCTAACAGGTTTAGGTACAGCCGTAGCCGAAAAAGATTTAGGTAAAGGGTTGATGGCTGGTCTAACTTCTTTTGCTACTAATCAGTTAATGCAGGGTTTAACTGGTAAGGATATGGTAGCTAGTACAGTGCAAGGAAAAGAAAATGCATTAATGAGTCAGATGGGAGCAGCAGGAGATTTACCTCCTCCTCAAGGATTTATGGAAGCAGCTAAGAATATGGAAGCAATGAATCCGATTATGGCTGATACGGTAGGAAAAGAAGTAGGTATGGGATTAGCTGCTGCACCTGGAGGGCTAATGGCTGCAAGTGTTACTGAAGATGTAACAGAAGCACCAATGGATATTCAACGTAGGACAACTCCTCCTAGACAACAACAGCAATTAAACTTTCAACCTACTCAACCTCGTGAAGGAGAATCAACAGAAGAAATGGTAGCTAGGATTGGTAGAGGTGAGGATAGGTTCTTTGATATGAAAGGTTATGCTCCTGTTGCTGAAGGGGGTCAGTTAGAAGAAGCCTTTGAAGGAATGGTGGAAGGTGATGGACATGGTATGGAAGATAATCAAATGTTTAAAATAAAAGGTGGAGGTCTTGCTGCTTTGTCTCCTAAAGAGTATGTTGTACCTGCTGATGTAATGGCTGGATTAGGTAATGGTAATCCTGATAAAGGTGCTCATGCAATGGATGATTTTATCTCTGACTTCCGTAAAGAAAAATATGGAAGGGATGAGCAACCTCCTGAGATGGATGGGAGGAAAACATTGGAGAGCCTTGCTTAATGGTTATTAGAGAAGCTCAATTAGCTGATATATTTGAAATAACAAATATACTAATAGATGAGATGTATAAAGAAGTAGGAATAGGAAAACCTGTACGATCAAAGATTTTAGATTATGTAACTTTCTTATTTGAAAATGGTGCTTTATATGTAGCTCAAACTAATATTGTAAAAAGAGATGGTAGTGGTACAGAATTAGCAGGTATGGTAGGTGCTCATGTAACTCAATGGTGGTGGTCAGATCAAGATTTTTTATCAGAAGATTTTACATTTGTTAGAAAGAAATTTAGAAAAGGTAGACTCGCTTTAAATCTAATGAAAAAATTAGATGCTCATGCAAAGAAATTAAATATACCTTTAGTAACAGGGGTATTTAATGACGTACAACACGAAAGAAAAAATAAATTATTCTCTAAGGTATTCCAACATTACGGTTATATTTATCTTGGTGGTGATTTAAAAGTGATAGGGAGAAAATAAATGTGCGGTGGAAAAGGTGGAGGTGGAAAACCTCAAGTTGCTGGAACTCAAGTTGTAGAACAACGTAGTGAATTTCCAGATGAGATAAAACCATTTATTACAGATATTCTAGAGAAAGCTCAAGCTAGGTTTAACCAACAAACTGAGAGTGGATATCCTGTATTTCCTGGGGGAGTTGAGGGACGATTAGCTCCTATGTCAGCAGAGCAAACAGAAGCTCTTGAAGGATATCGTCAAGCTGGTAGATCAGGTATAGCTGGTACTGGTATGAGTTCTGCACGACCCTATTATGAGGCTGGCCTATCCGCACTAGGTTCCTCAATGGGAGCGTTTGGTCCTCAACAGGCACAGCAATATATGAATCCCTATCAGCAAGCTGTAGTTGATGTAGCTAAACGTGAAGCAATACGATCTGCACAACCTACATTTAGAAACATTGGAGATCGTGCAGAACAAACAGGAGCCTTTGGTGGTAGTAGACAGGCTATTGCTGAAGCAGAAGCTAATCGTAATCTCCAACAACAATTAGGAGATATACAGACACGAGGAATGCAACAGGCTTTTGAACAGGGTAGGGCTGCATTTGAGCAACAGAAAGCTAGAGAAGCTGCTGGTGCTGGACGTATGTTTGCTCAAGCTCCACAAGCCTTTAGACAGGGATTGGCTGAGATGGCTGCACTAGAGGGAGTGGGTAAGACTACTCGTGCAGAGGATCAACGTAAAAAGAATTTGCTATATGAACAATTCCAAGAAGAACAAATGTATCCTACTAAATCTCTGGCTGAGTATCAGTCTATTGTTAGAGGATTTCCGTACCAACCTTCTATGTATAGAACAGAACAGAACCTTGCACCATCCCCAGGATTAGGACAACAACTGCTTGGTGGTCTTGGTACTGCTGCATCTATCTATGGGGGTATGGGTGGATTTAGTAAAGGTGGATTTGGTAGCTTTGGAGCAGCTTCAGGTGGACAGGTAGGTGGTCTTGCTAGTCTAGCTAATGGTGGGCAACTAGGGCTTCCTTCTGGAATAGCTGATGTTAGAATGAAGCAAATGGTATCAGTAGGACTTGATCCTAATAATCCTGATGATGTAGCTTTAATTCAATCAGCCACATCCTTTGCTGATGTAGAAAGGATAGCAAGAGATAAAAAAGCAAGAGAAAAAAGTAATGTATTACAAGCTGATGATCAACCTGGACAAAAAAGTTTAGCTGAAATAGAAGCTGAACAAAAAGCAGGAATTATAGGGGTAGATAAGTTTATAGCTGGTGAAGATAAAAAAGGACAGTTAGCAGGATTAGCTCAAAGAGGAGCTAGAACTAAAGGAGTAGATACTTTTACAGGAGCTTCTGGTGTAAGTAGTCTTATAGGTGGTGCTGCTGATGATCAGCTAGTAAGTAAAAAAGGAAAACCTATTACATTAGGAGAAGTAAGTGATGCCATTAGACCTAATCTAGATGTATTAAAAAAATTAAGAGATTTTACCCAAGAAGGTACGGATGTTGCTAATAGAAAAAGAACTTTAGCTAATAAAATGTTAGATGTTAAAGGGCGTATAGCTAAAGAGAAAAAAGGAATTGATAGTGCTTATAGTCATTTAGAAGACTATTATAAAAACTTTGGAACTGATTTAACTAAGTTTACTAATAAACAATTAGCTGATAATAAGGTATTTAAATCAGAAAGAGAAGCAGCTATTAATAAAAGAGCATCTGATAAACTAGCTAAACTTGCTTCAATGGGTAAGGATGCTAAGAAAACAGGTGAGGAAAATGCTATGCAAAATTTATTCCTTAATATGCTCTTACCTATGTCTCTTCAAGCTGGACAAGACCCACGAGGATTTATAGCTGGAGCTTTACAAGGTGGACAAGATAATATGAAAGCCTTTGTTGATCGTTATTCTGAACTAAAGGATAAGTATGCTACTGGAAAAGAAAAGCGTGAACGTGAAGGAATGGATATCAGAGATAAACAACAAGCAGATATCTTTGATATGCAGGATAAGTTTAATACTAGAAGAGATCAAATTGAAAGTCAAAGATTTAGACTACAAAAAGAAAACGATAGACTTACTGCGACAACTGGTAAGAGTAAACAGACTGAGAAAAATGCTGCTGAACTATCGGCATTAGCTAAAGAAGCTGAAGGTATAAATATGGTTGCTGGTGCTCTTGATGTAGAGATGAATGTCCATAAAGCAAAGATGGATATGGCTCAAGGGAGTATTAAAGCTATTGCTACCTTAATGGATGCCTTTGGTTTAGATTCTTCTAGTTCTAAAATATCTAATAAATCTCCAACTGAACAAGAAAAACTTATGCTTAAAGGTATTGAAAAGAAATATGGATTTATGTTAGGGGATGATGGTAAATCATTATTTATTAATGGAGAACCTATATCAGAAGATAATGCTAAATTTCAAGAGATGCTTAAAGAATTACAGGCAGCTAGTGTTAAGTTTAATAGTATTTTATCAGCAGCAGGTAATACCAGTTATCCTCAACAGATTCAAGCTCGTCTTGCTGTACTAGGACAAACACCTAATGTAGCATGGACGACAACAAGACCATAAGGAAAGTATGTATATATGCCGACTTTAGAAATAGGAGAATTTAAAGGAGTTGAATTAGATGATTCTTTCAATTCCTTAACTCCTGACCAACAACAAGAAACTGTAAATAGGATTCACCAGCAATTAAAAGCTGGTAAAACTACTGGTGGTTCTCTTGATGAAACTGTAACAGAAGAAACTGAGGTACAAGAAACTCAGACCCCTTCTTCTGTAACCCAACCTGTTACCCAACAACCTCAACAGCAAGAACCTCAAGAACAACCATCATTTACTATGGATGATCTTGATACAGATGAAGAGTGGATACAAGATGCTGCTACTATCTATGAGAATGAAGAGGGAGAAACATGGAAAGGTTCTAAGGTAGCATTAGCGGAATGGTTAAAGAATAGGCACTCTGAAATTGGATGGGATGTTACAAGTATAGGTTCTTTGGCTTTACGATCTGATGAATTTGATGACGATACAAAAGCAGCATGGGTACGTAGTATGGATAAGTACGATAATACTGATGCTGATACTATGTCTTTCTTTAGAGCCTTAAAAAATTTAGGACAAGACCCTACTACATGGGTTAGTCTTATAGGTACAGCAGGTATTGGTACGATTGGAAAAATGTTTGGAGGTAAGGCTGCTGGTATAGCTGCTAAATTTCAAATGAAAGAACAGTTAAAGAAAGCCTTAGTAAAGAGAGGTCTGACTGAGGAAGCAGCTAAAGAAGTAGCAGAAAAAGGAGCAACAAAAGGACTAGCAAAAGAAACTTTAGCAGGTGCTCGTAAGGAAGCTGCAATAAAATTAGGGAAAACTCAAGGTGTTACTGGTGCTATAGGTACAGGTATTTATAGTGGGGCTGATGACTTAGCTAGACAGAAAGCAGATATTAATTTAGATAGAAGTGAAGATGAAGAGATAAATGCTACTCAATTTGTACTTGCTTCTGGTTTAGGGGGAGCATTAGGTTTCGTAGGTGGTAGGTATATTCCTACACTAACAGAAAAATTAGGGCGTAAGAGAGCTTTAATGAAACAAGAAGCTCTTGATCAGGCTTATGCTGCTATGCCTGTGCAAGTTAGAGAAACTTCTGCTGTTTTAGAGACAATGGCTCCAGAAAGTAAAGCTCCTAGTCTAGCTGCTAAAGCTCAGACAGAGTTAGAAGTAGGAGGAACTATAGATATAGATGCTGCTGGTTCACGAGTAGCTACTAAAGCAGAACGAGAAGCAGTAAAAATTCCTAAAAAACCTACAGAAGAGAAATGGGCTGAAATGTCTCTTGCCCGACAAAATGCATGGAATCAACGTAGAAAAATAGCAGAAGAAAAAAGAAATAATTTATCAGATGAAGAACTTATAGAAAACTTTAGGGCATCAGATATTGAATTAAAAAGAACTGGTCCTTCTAGTTTCAGAGGAACTAAAATTATTGATAGTACATTTGATGTAGCTAAAACACCTGAAGGTAGAACCCTTGGTCAAAAACTTTTAGCTAAAGTTAAGAGGGGATTCTTTGATGATGCTGGTTTAGGAGATAAATTTAAACAATTACGTAGTAGATTAGATACTGCTCCTGCTGTTATGGAACGTAATATTATGCAACAATTTAATAAATTACAAAATGCTTTAGATAAAGAGTACACAGGAGGAGTGTCAGAAGTAAGTACAGACTTTTATAAAGTAATGGACGATGCATTTAGAGGGGATACTAATGCTATAAATGCAGTTCGCTCTGAAGCTGGTGAAGAAACTGTTGAAGCACTACAAGGAATGAGAAATCAAATTCAATATATTCAAAAACAATTATTAGATAGTGGTGCTATTGAAAAAGAATCAGACTTATTTTTAAAAATACAAAAGTCTATGGATGATACAGGTAAACCTGATCTATATGTGACCAGACAGTTTGAAGTATTTGATAATCCTAATTGGAGTGAGAAATTTAATGCCAATCCTAATTCTTTAAAAATTAAAGAAGTAATAGGACAGTATTTTCAAAATCAATTACGACAGAGATATAGAGACTATGATGAAGTTTACAGACAGATTGAGGACAGGGGGGAAGAATCTTTAAATAATGCCCAACGTCAACTACTACGAGATTTTGAAGACCCTGATACAGGAGAAATTTCTAATAGAATTACTAGATTATTAACTTTAAATAACGAAGAAGATATAACTAATGTTTTTAGCCAGTGGGGTAAAATAGGTGGTAGAAATCCTACTAAAATTTTAACTCAACGACAGGATATTCCTGATGAAATAAAATTATTAATGGGAGAATATAAGAATCCATTTACTAACTATGCTAATAGTGCAATGAAATTGTTTCAAACTTTAGAAACATATAACTATGAAAAAGAATTAGCTAAGTTAATAGATGATGGGGAGATTGTAGGGGCAGGAAGAAGAGTAGCAGGAGATCGTAATGTAGCTTTACAAAGCCGTATACCTGATGTAAAGGGAGTACAAGGACCACTTGATCCTATTAAAGCAGACTCTCCATTTAAGCAGCCATTAGAGGATTTGTTTGCTACATCTGAGGTAGCCTCTGCTATTAAACAAGGTAATGAAATAGCTCCCATACAGTTTAAACCCTTACAACAATATCTATTGTTACAAGGTCATACTCGTGCAGCTAAAACTGTATGGAGTCCAACAGCTATTGCTCGTAACTTCTTAGGTGCTGGCTGGATGTCTATGGGGGCAGGTTACTTTAGACCTGGAGCTATTAAAGGTATGACCGAAGTAGCTAGAGGATTAGCAAGTATGTCTGATGGAGAACTTCAAGATCAGATTGAAAAGGGAATAGCTTTGGGATATATACAAAGTGGTACAGATTTAGGAGCATTTAGAGGAGCTTTACGAGATGCTGGAGATGAAGCCTTTTGGGAATTTAATTCTCCTTTGTATAAAAATAAAAATGCTATTGTAGACAAAGCTAAAAGACTGAATACTAAGGCTGTAAAATTTTATCAATCAATGGATGATATGTGGAAACAGTTTGCTTTTGTAAATGAACGTATGAATTACGAACAAGTTCTACGAGATATGGGTGAAAAACCTAATAGAGTAGTACGTAGATTTATGGGTGGTAGTGGTAAAGAAGTAGAGATTACTTTACTAGATGAGTATGCAGCCAAACAAGTAAATAACCATATGCAAAACTACGGTGGTGTACCACAGTTTGTAAGGGCTGCTCGTATGGCTCCTGCTGCTGACTTCCTTGCATTTACTACAGAGATTATCCGTACTCAAAAGAATATTATTAAGAGTGCCTTCAGAGACATGAGAGAAGGCAGAGCTATGATGGCTAAAGGAGAACTTAATGATCTAGGGCAATTAAAAGGACAGGCTCAAGCTAAAGCTGGTGAGCGTAGGCTAGGTGCTATCATAGCTGCACAGTCTGCTGCTCCTGCATTAGCTACTACTTCTGCATTAGTTACAGGTATAGACCAGAAAGAAGAGGGGATGCCGTATACTGTGCGACAGGCTATGGCTAAGTTTGATCCTGACTTTGATCAAGGGGCTAGTTATATCTATCTTGGTAAGCCTGAGAATGGTACAGGTAAAAAAATTAATATAGATTACATTAACCCTTGGGCAAAGACACAGTTACCTATACGTGCTGCTATGGATGCTCTTAATAAAGGAGAGTATGTAGATGGAAAAATAGATGATGCTTTTGATGCAGCGGTATTAACACCATTGGCAGATACGTTTGGTCTTTCTATGTTATTTGAAGCTGGCTCCCACATATTTCAAAATGTAGATGAATATGGTAGACCTATCTTTGGTGAGACAGACACAAATTTACAAAAAGTTGGTAAGGGATTAGCAACTGTATGGGAAGCATTTGAGCCTGGGTTTGTAAAGACTGCTAAAGATATAGCTACATCTATGAATTTAGAAGGGAAGGACTATGGGGTAAGGAAAGGTAAGACAGGTACTCGTCTATATATTAACGATGAGTTAGCTGGTCTTACAGGTATTAAACCTAAGTACTATGATATTAATAAATCTCTACGTTTTCAGGCTAACGATATTAAAAGAAACATGGCTGATGCTGGTAAAATATTCTCTAATGCTTTACAACAAATGCAACCACAAACAGAAGAAGACATTGTTGGGGCATATAAAGAAGCATTAGAAAAACAGTATGCCCAAGCTACTAAGATGTTTGATCTTATTACAGCAGCAAAAAGTACAGGTATGAAAAATAGTGATATTATAAAAGCTATAACTAGAGGAGGATTATTTCCTAAAGGTGCAGATAAAAGGATTATTACTAACATGGTAAACCGTGGTGTGTATATTCCTGAACCTCCTGTAAGGTCTGATGCTTTTAAGTATGGTATAATAATTGAAAAAGAGACAGGTCAAAAACCTCCGCTTAGAGAGTCATTAAATAAATTACAGGAAGTATATAAGACATATGCTGGTTCTATAACAGGAGAAAGATAATGAGTACAGGTATTAGAAATGCTTTAATGGCTACCCCTATAGGACAGGCAGCTATTAAACAGTATGCTCAAGGTGGGGAAGTTGAGGCTGAACAAATATTTGAGATGGCTCAAACAGGAGCTAGTATAGAGGATATCTTAGCTGGTAGGGCTAGATTTTTTACTACACCTCGTTACCGTCATGCTGAAGTTATCTCTGATATATCTGACACACTAGGATTAGGTACTCCTATTAAAAAGAAACGAGAAGAAGAACCGTATCAAGATGATGCTGGTGGAAGTGTAGTTAATGAACCAGAAACAGATGTGGCAGATGATCCTAACGATCCTGGAGGAGTTCCTGGAGGATTTCAAGGAGTTGGAGGAGAATATGGAGGTGGAGGTGGTACTGACTTTGGAGGAGGTACTAGAAAAGGAAGCGAGAACTTTGGGCCGACATTGGGGGATAGATTTCAATCTGCTGCAAGGTTTGCTAGTAATTTTTCTCCTATGTTTCAACTAGTTAAAGGGGTTGGTAATCTTATTTCACCTCCAGAAAGTAGAAGAGGATCATGGGATTTAAATAAAGATGGGTATGGATTAGAGCCAACACCTACTACTCAAACTCCTTCTACTACTCCAAGCAAAGTTAATGAACCAACAGTACCAACACCACTACAAGCAAGTATTACAAAAGATATAACTAATAAAACTAATAAAGGTGGAATAAAATCTCTTGTACCTCCAGATAAAGAAACAAAACCTTCTCAACCACAACAACCAATAACCCCATTACAGACCCCTTCCCAAATGTTTGGAGTTCCTAATACTGAGATAAGTGATGCTTTAAAGCAAGCAATAGATAACCGTTTCCAAAGTCTAAAGGAAACTGTAACTCCTAATTACCTAACTTTTCAAGCAACAAAAACTCCAGAAGAGTTATATCAAAGAGGTCCAGTAACAGACTTTCAAACTTATGCAAATGATCCTTTTGAGGCTATGAGAGATATGGGTATAGACTATAGTGATCTAGACATAGATGACCCAAGAGCTATTGATGTAGAATCACAGGTAGATACCTTTAGTGAGATGTCAGGAGTAATGGGAGGTGATGAAGCAGGAAGTATTGGTTCTGATATGGATAGTGATGCAGAGGGTTGGGAATAAATAAACTATAACAAAGGAGAATAAAATGGACTGGCAGTACTTTACTGAAGAAGAGATGGCCTGTAAGGGTACAGGTGAATGTGAGATGGAACCAGAGTTCATGGATAAGTTAATAGCTATCCGTGAACAAATAGGAAAGCCTATGATTATTACATCTGGTTACAGACATCTAGCTCATAACTCCACTATTGGAGGAGCAAAGAACTCACCACATCTCTACGGTAGGGCAGTAGATGTAAAGGTAGCAGGTGGAGAGGCACTAGAACTAATAGAGGTAGCACTTCACTATGGTATGACAGGGATTGGTGTTAAGCAGAGAGGACCATATGATGCTAGGTTTATCCATATTGATGATATGCCTGACTCTGATGACCATCCTAGACCGTGGATATGGAGTTACAAATGAGTACAGCAACTAAGCGTGACCCTAAGAAGTGGGCTGCTGCTAAAGCTAGAGCAAAGGCTAAGATGGGAGGGAAGCATAGTGCAAGAGCTATGCAATTAGCTGTTAAATATTATAAAGATTCTGGAGGAACATACTCAGGTGGGAAAAAGAAAAGTAATAAACTATCTAAGTGGAGTAAACAAAAGTGGAGAACTAAGTCTGGTAAACCATCTAGTAAGACTGGTGAAAGATATCTTCCAGAAAAAGCTATCAAATCTTTATCTTCTAAAGAGTATGCTGCTACTACGGCAGCTAAACGTAAGGGAACAGCAAAAGGTAAACAGTTTGTTAGACAACCTAAGAGTATAGCTAAAAAAACTAAGAGGTTTAGAACATGACAAAACGTAAAGGAACTATGAAGGGTCACACTATAGGAGGAGGGCATAAGCGTCCTACTAAGAAGGGAGCAGGAATGACTGCTAAAGGAGTGGCTAAATATAGAAGGGATAATCCTGGGAGTAAACTAAAGACTGCTGTAACTGAAAAGAAACCTACTGGTAAACGTGCATCTAGACGTAAGAGTTACTGTGCTAGAAGTGCAGGGCAAATGAAAAAGTTTCCTAAAGCTGCACGTAATCCTAATTCAAGACTAAGACAAGCTAGAAAAAGATGGAGATGTTAAGTATCCCACTTACAGGTTTTCATTAGCTTTTGCATTTCTTTTTTACCTATAATTTTCATGGCTGATTGAATATCACTTATTATCTTATCTACATTAAGAATGTCATCATCACTAGTCTTATTACCCCGTACCCTTGAAAGTATTTCTAAGGCTTTGATGGCACTGTTAGTATGTCCATGTCCTTTAGCATAGCTGTACTGGTTTTCTAATTCAAAGATAACATCTACATCTGTAGTCATCTCTTGTTCAGCATCGTAAATACGTTGTTGTATTTCCTCATCTTGTAAAAGTCTATACCCTTGGTTATAAGCAGATTTAGAACTATAACCAGCAGACTTAGCAGCTTCAGTAGCATTACGAGTTAGCACATAATGTTGAACAAATGCTTCTTGTTTTTCATTTAGCATTTTGAGTTAAGTCCATACCTGTTGGATCATAAGGACCAGATGTAAAGACTACACCTTTAGGAAAGAAACTTTCTCCACAACCACACATGGATTGGACATTAGGATTTTCTACCATGAGCTTCTGTCCAAACAAGTCTTTCTTATAGTCTACTTCCATACCAGCTAGGTACATAACTGACGTACCATCTATTACAAGTTTACCTACATCCAAGTCTAATTCAAAGTCTGTTACTTTAGTATCTAATTCTTTAAGGGGTTGCCAGTCATAATTAAAACCAGAGCAGCCCCCTCCCTTTACTGCTAAGAGTATACCCTCAAGTTTATTCTCAGCAATAATAGAGGAGAGATGAAGGTCTGCTGCTTCTGTTATAGTTATCATCTACTCTTTCTCATGTTCTCTCTGGCTACACCCTTGAACTTTTCTGCTGACCTAGCAGCACCTAGTCCTAGTAATGATAGAGTAAGGGTCATTAACCCTTCAGTAGGTATAACAGGAATAACTATGTCTGCACCTGATACAGCTATAGCCCATACGAATACAGGTTGGAATACAAACTGCCATCCTAATCCAAATGCACATATCCACATGATAGCTGGCCTACTTCCACTAACAAAGATAGAAGGATGCTTTGCCTGTTCTATATTAGCCTGTGCTTGAGCAAGGTCAAGGCTAACCATCTGTTGTTTAAGTTCTGCATTAAGTTTAGTCTTTAAGTCTTTATCTTCTACAAACTTATCTAAAACTTTTCCTGCTACCCCTACAATACTATCTGCTAATCCTAACATGGTAGAAACTCCTTATAATGTTTAGTCTTACTCATACGTGAATTATTCCACAAAGTTTTTACAAGTGTGTTCTCTCCATGAACAGTGATCTCCATATCTACATCATCACGTTCAAAGAGTTTTTCACAGTCCTGTGCCATAGCAAGTAACTCACCTGTAGTCCAGAACTTATGATCATCTACGGTCACATTCATATACTTAGGTCTGCCATCTCTCTCTTTCTTTTTCTTCTCTTTGTCTGATGGCTCTGGTATAATACAGTCATAACCAAACAAGTCAAAGGTTCTAAATCCTAGTATATGCATCATCCCTATAGCTCTCATAGCTGCACACGTTCCTCCTGTAATGAAGGTAGTATCAGGTGGTATATCAAACTCTTCAGAAACTTGTATTGTATTATCTCTTACAGGTCTATTCTTATCTGTAGATGCACGTAAAGTTTCTGAAAAGGCGTGCCATCCCCACAGATTAGCTCCCTGTTTTTTGAGCAGCCTTGTTACTGAGGGGTTAGTCATAGATGCTAAAAAGAATATAGTATTCTTATCTACCTTATTAAACAAACTCTTACGAATAATTCCATGCGTAGACTTACCGCTTAGTGGTCTTGGGTCTAGTATAACACATCCCCACGGTTGTATGCCATGTTTTAAAAGATGGGGGTATGAATGTTTAACACAGACTACACGAGTATTATCTTTACGGCTTAGTTCTTTTACATGGCTCCAGTCTGTACTGGCTCCTCCTGATACGATAATTACTCTATCCGAATGTGCTCTACCCTTTTCTAACCAATTGTCCATAAGTTTAATATTCTTTTTAATATTACTTACAAGGTTCTGATCAGGTACACAGTCTTTAGGAGTGACATGAATAGGAACTTGCATAACCTTATTAGTTAAGTCTGGAATATCAGGATCATTAAGTATTACTGCGAGGTGAGTAAACCCTCCCTCACGTACCCCATCACTGGATGGTAGTACATACTTACGATTGGTTGTCTGTTCAATAATTCTATTTACTTCTTGGAACTCTGGTTCTACACAGTTACCATCCTTATCAGCCGTAAAGAAATCATCAAAGACCAATACAGGAATATGTTTAAGTTTACCATAATCATTCTGAACTGTAGCTGTACTATGTCCACCGTCAATGTAAGCTAGGTCTGCATTTATATCATTCTCTAATGTTTGGTTAGTATCTCCTTTTATTAATTCAAAAGTAAAAGTTTTATTCCTTTCTTTCATCTTAGCTTTGAACTCATTAAGATGTTTAGTAATATCTTTTACTGATACAATCTTTTTAGCGTTAAGTTCTTTAGCACTAAGTTCTTCATTACCATCTTCAAATAGATCATGTCCTATATAATGAAAGTCATCTCTATTTTCAAAGGAAGCAAGAGCCATTTCAATAGCACGTTGTCCTATCCATGTACCTGTTTCTACTACCCTAGCTGGCTGGTACTGACGTATAATGTCTGCTAATTGTTTATACCGTTGTGCTGGAGGAATAGGTTTACCTTGTACTTTTTCTTTACGATCTCCTTTAAGATGTTCCATAAATTCACTTAGAGGAAAGGACTCAAAGGCTTGCTTACCTTTTACAAGGTCTGTTATATCTAAGTGACCAGTGAAGTCTTGTACTCTCATACCATGAGCACGATAGATAGTTAGTAGTCTTTCAAAGACAAACCCATCATGCCACTCACGATAGTTGACTACCTCACCAGAGTTGTAGGCTCCACGTAAATCACCTAGTAAATCTAAGGCTCCACGATATTTAAGATTAAATGCCATGAAGGATGTTTCACTGTAGTCAAAATGTTTTCTTCCTAAGAAAGCTAACTCTGCTTTAGGATTAAGAAATTTATCTAAGTCTTTGGAAGTAAAGTCTTTCTTAGTAAACGTATCTGCATCTAACCAGATACACCAGCCTGGATCACGGCTGTCATCAGCTAATTCAAATGCAAATTCTGTTAAAGCAAAAACTTTATGACAAAACTTTATAGCATCTAGTCTAAAGTTATACTGTAATTGTCCACCTTCTGTACCATTATGTTTTTTAAATGTTTCTCTAAAGGCAGTCATCTCTGTAAGAAGATTAAGATTACGATATTCTATATGAGGAGGACGAGGAACATCATGCTTATCTATATCAAAGTCATGGTAGTATACAGTCAACTTGAGTGGCTCTTTCCAGTGTCGTGCAGCAGTCTCAAGCATCTTCATACCATAAAGTTTTAGACCCTCTTCATTCATAGAGGTTATAAAGTTATACATTAGATAGTCCTTCTTCCATTGTAATCTTATCTTTCATATCATTCCACTCTGTAGCGTACTTAGTATCTACCTCACGAGAGGCTGACCAAGTATCAAACCAAGGTCCACCTGTAGTAAAGTGTACATTTTTAGGTTCTATAGTTTCAGAGGAGTGATGGTCTAACCAATTCCATTCCTCTTCAATTTTTCCAATAGGATATTGTGTCATTCTTCCATGCGCCCAACCATCTAACCACTTAAAGTTATGTAGCCAGCGACCAGACTTGGTATTAACATCATCTACAGTCAAGTTAAGATTAGCTTTATGTCCACAATTCCAAAGCATAAAACTTGACCAGTTTTTCATGGAGTAAGTCTCTTGTATTTGGTTATCCATTTTAGTTTCATTGTTAGGTTGATACTTATGCCACACACAAGAGACTGCATGAACATCATCAGAGTATCTATGAAATACTTCCATGATGTCTGACCTTACCATCATATCACAATCCATAAAGATTGCGTAACCATCGTACTGATTAAGGTGAGGAATTAAGAACCTAGTAAAGCTGAAGTCAGTAGAAAAAGGTTTACCATCAGAGAGATCAATCTTTTGTTTTTTATTATCAGGACTGATAGACCATGCTCTACGATATAATCCAGCAGCCCTTAATGCATCTTGATCTAGTTTTATAATGTTTAAGTCTTTAACTGAGGATGTTAATTGAATAGACTTAACTAGAGTTTCAAAAGCTAGATGTTCTCTAGCATCATAGCCAATATAAATTGTTGGTTGTCTCTGATACATAAACCTTTTCTATGCCTCCTATTCTTTATGTTCAAGTTGTGGTAGTGAATCTTCAACAGACTTACGATAAGTCTGGAGTTCTTCTATTCTATCATCAATAGATTTAAGAGTTTGTTTTTGTTTTTTCTGTTCCAACTCTTTCATTCTTTCTTCTGATACTACATAAACAGTAGGCTGTATATACCTACCTGAAAGTCCACGCCTCATACCAAATACATCATCAAACATAGCGTGAATAAAATCACCATAAAAATTACTATACATATCTATCTCCTTTTTGTTTAAGCAAGAAGGGAAACTATCCTACCATAGCAATAATTCCCCATGATACTATATATTGTATCAAATTATCTTACTCTTGTCAAGCATTTTTATAGTAGTTTAATCATATGAAAAACTAGAGGAGCAACTTGTATCACAACACCAGCTATAAATAATCCTGTCAACATTTAAACCTCCTTATATTTTTTATATGCACTATGTAAGATATAAAACCATATGCCATTTACAGTAGGTTCTACTAAAGCTACTGCTCCAGCTTCCCATAAACTAGCACCAGTTAGAATACTAACAACCATCATAGCTATACAAATATGACCTGTTGTATAAATTATAGTTAATCCTAAACTACTTCCTCCTAATATTTTAGTAATAAGTTTTTTCATGGTAGCTTTAAAATCTCCCTATAAAACGTGCGATATGATTAACCCACGGCAGTAGCATTAATGCCATTAATAGATTAGCTCCTGTATGAGCCATAGCTATTCTTAGTGTATCTCCTTTAGGGAACCCATCAGATACAAGTAATCCTGCCAACCAGATAGTACCTGTAGTCCCTATATTAGCTCCTAGAACAGCAGCTATAGCACTTGGTAAGGGTAAGAACCCACTAGCTACTAAGGCTATGATAGCTGTAGTACTTAAAGAACTGGATTGCCATGCTAACGTACACACAATTCCACCTAAGAACATCCAGTATGGATTATGAATAAACCACTCTAGATGTTCCACATTTCCTAGAGACTTCATACCTCCAGCAAACATCTTTAAACCAAAGTAAAATACAACCAGACCTATACTTATCTGGACTAAAGGTATATCCCAATATTTAATCACTAATGTCTCCTCCATGAGTTTTTAAATTTTAATTCATCAAGTATCTCTTCCAAGACTTGAGCAGCCGTATTGAACCTACCTCCATCGTGATCCATACTTTCATACTTCTCTTTTAAAAACTTTATCTCTGTTTCTAATGCTTCTATTCTATCATCAAGGTTATGATACACCATTAACCACACTCCTTCTGGCCTGTTGCAGGATCAATGAAGCAAGCTGCTCCCTCATCTTCCTTAGTAGCTGGCTCACTCTTATTAAGAATACCATACCTCTTACCAGCTAGTCTAAACGTAGTAACTCCTTTTAACTTTCCTTTCCATCCTTTTATATAAACATCTTTGAACTCTTCAAAGGTTACATTATCACCTACATTAATAGTCTTGGATACAGCACTGTCTATGAATGGTTGTATAGCAACCTGCATCTTTAGATGATCCTCTACTGTTAGGTCTTCAGTTGTCTCTGCTTTAATACCTAGATTATTATAAACATAATCTTGTAACTTTACAATCTGAGCACCTCCCTCTTGGATTACAGTACGGTCTACTTCATGCATAAAGACAGGCTCAATACCACTACTAATATTATCAGCCGTGAAACTAATTGTACCAGTAGGAGCAATACTAGTTAGATGACTGTTGCGTATACCAGACTTAGCTATCCTATCTTGTAGGTCTGGTGGAAGTTTCTTTGCATACCCACTCTTTAAGTATTCAGGAGTGTAAAGAGGAAATGCTCCCTTCTCTTTAGCTAGGTTACAACTAGCTTCTACGGCTGTATAAGATAAAACTCTGCCTATCTTTCTTGTAAAGCGTACAGCCTCATCTGATCCATACCGTAGACCTACCATCGTAAGACAGTTAGCTAGGCCAGTAATACCTAATCCCATCCTCCTTTTATTCTTCGCTTCAGTCTCTTGATCTGGTAGTGGATAACGAGTACGGTCAATAACATTGTCCATTGCACGTACCACTGAAAAAATATCTTCTTTAAATATATCAAAGTTAAACACCTTATTCTCTACATATTTAACTAAGTTAAAACTACCTAGTAAACAAGCACCAAACGGTGGAAGGGGTTGCTCACCACATGGGTTGGTAGCTTCAATAGTTTCACAATACCAGAGGGGATTGTCTTGGTTTATTCTATCTATAAATAGAACCCCAGGTTCAGCCCACTCCCAATTAGCTCTCATAATTTCATCCCATAAAGCTACAGCATTTATTTCTTTGTATACTGTATCATTAAACTTTAATTGGAATGGAGTATTCTTTATTACAGCTTGCATAAACTCATCAGTAACACCTACTGATATATTAAAGTTAGTAAGTTTATCTTGGTTCTGCTTGGCCCTGATAAATTGTTCTATGTCTGGATGGTCTACACGTAAGACCCCCATCATCGCACCACGCCTATGACCAGCAGAAACTATCGTTCTACAAACCGCATCAAATATGTGCATAAAAGATACAGGCCCACTAGCGGAACTATCAAGGCTAACAATCCTGTCACCATCAGGACGTATGCGAGAAAAGTCATACCCAATTCCCCCACCTCTCCGCATCGTTTCAGCAGCTTCAGTAGCCCTTGCCATAATGGATTCCATACTATCCTCAATGACTCCTGATACAAAACAGTTATATGCAGTAACATCTCGTGGACTCCCCATTGCTGATTGAACTCTACCTGCTGGCATAAACCTTTGATTTAAAAAGATTTCTTTTATTTCTTGCCTATGATCTTCATCGTCTGACATAGCAGACGCATTACGATTAGCTGCTTCTTCAAAGCTCTCATTTGGTAAACGATATTTAGTTGCGTGTAATTCTTCACAGGCTTGAACTTGTGGACCGTACCCCATTACTTCTTCTCCTTTAACTCTATAAGTTTTCTATTATACCATTCTGCTTTCTTTAAATCTTCCGCACCATTCTTGTATCTATATCTCCATAGATACTTCATAACATTTCCCTGTAGGTAATACTCAAAGCCTTCATCTAATGCTGCTTCAATAGCATCAATACATTCTATACCAGCTTGATTATAATGTACAGGATTATTTACGTTATCTTTATTGGAAGGTCTTTTCTTAGGATGAGGTTTATCTTCTGTCGGACTTTCCTCTTGTCTTTTGACTGTATTAATTGTTGGGCGAACACTCTGGTATCCTCGTAGTCTATTCCAGCGTGATCGCATACTGTTATATAATCTTTGCACGTTACCCCCACACTGGCAAAGAACCATGCCTTTGCTCTCTCTCTATTTTCAGTTATCATATCAGTTTCAGTTTCAAATTTAGGTTTACTAGCATCAAGTAAAGCCTGTAAGACAACAGCAATAAACAGGCATTGTTCTGGCCTGTCACGTTGTAGTTTTTTTTCTATAGTATAGAGAAGATTTGTTCTCTTATTTTTTTTAGTCATAATCTTCATAGAAATAATCTTCTAAGAATTGTTCTGCATCTAATACTACCAAAGGCTTTCTCCTGTTCATTTTAATAAAAAGAATTGGTGGTAAATCACCATGACTTTGTGCTTGGTCTAACATATTATAAATACCAGTAAACTTTTCTTGGTTCTTACACTCAATAGAGAAGGGGAACAGATGTTCGCAAGCACTACTGAGTTTAACATCTGCCCCATTCTCTCCCATGATAGCTGTAGTAATCTCTTTATCTAGCTCATGGGTATTATCTTCATCCAAATATTCTATGAGTTTACTTCTAACCCAGTCTTGTAGCTTACGTCCTTTAGCTTTGGCTGAAGATGTTTTCATTTTACGTAACCTTTAATCAGGGGAAGGGAGATAGACAAGAACAAAGCTATTACATTCAGGACAAGATAAATTAGTAACCATCATATACTCATTACTTGTAGCTGGATAATCATCTTCTTCTATATCGTGATCTCCTCCCCATATTAATTTAGTCTGACAGTGCCAGCAATTCATTAGATAAATATTTCTGGAACGTCAGGTAATCTATTAACACGAGTTAAATATACTGGTCCTTTTTTATAATCAAAGACACGTAGCCCATGTCCATTATTAGAATCAGACCAACACTCTTTTTTATAGGAACAATAAAAACAATTAACTCCTAGTTTGTAGTTACCAGATTTACCATCAGGTATGTCAGTGTAACATTTCTCTGGTGGAGTATCTGATTTAACCATTCCTTTTAAATATTTTATCCTTTCTTCTGTGTTAGTTATTTCAAGTTCATTTAATTCCATGAAACATAACTCACCTGATAACTTATTCATTACAAGGAAGCCAGCTTCATTAGCCTTTTCTGCGGTAGCATAGGAAGAAAGCTGATCTAGATAACCAAATGGATCATCACTATATAAAGTTTTTTCTTTAAACTTTCTATATGACATAGCTGATGCTGACTTAACATCTACAAGTACATCATCTATGCGACCATCCATATGACCTTTTATTCCACCTAGATTAGTTTCTTTTTGACGGTCTGTTACCTTGTGTCCTGCTAACTCTGCAAAACAAAAGATAAGTTCTTCTATAATATGACCATATAAAAATTTAATAGGATCATTATCTTTTAGTGGTTCTTTTTCTGTACTTTGAAATTGATACCACAATAATCTGTCAGGGTATCCAACATTAGACATACGTAACTTTGCTTTATCTATATCTTTACCTGTAACAGAAACATTTAATTGATCTCGTATGTTCTCCACACATACATTAATGATTTCATTTCGTTTCTTTTCCGATAGCTTACATCCTTTATCTTCTTTAAAAAGATTATAGATGTCTTTAATCAAAGAGTTTATTTTTTTCATAATAAAAAGTGGGGAGGATATACATAACTTTATATACCCTCCCCCTCCAAGTTAAAGGTTAAGCTGAAAAGGGGATGTCTTCAGCTTCATCGGAAGTAAAACCGTCAGGGACTACATCAAACGCATCGTCCTCTTCGGTTGAGTACGGCACTAATTCGGTCACTTGTACCGCACGTAGATCGGCAGAAACACCAGTCTTCCCACCGAAATTCCACTCAAACGGCTCATAAAGTACATTAACTTTGGAACCATTACCAATCATAGTCTCAGTGATCAGACGCTTGTTAGCATCCACCACATTAGGCTGACGATTAAGAGAACCTTTAGCGTTACGAACCTTACGCTTGATCGTAACAAAGTCTTCTTTCTCATCACCTTTGTTCTTAACAGTTAGCCCATCCTTCTGAGCTTTCTTTTTGTTAAGATCATCTAGGTTTCCAACATCAATAGTCCATACACCATCAGCATCAAACTTGGTGTTAGGGGTGATAACGGAAGCCCAATAAGCCGTACCTGAAATTACTTTACTCACTATATTTCTCCTTCATATGAGGTTTGTTGATGATAACAGAATAACAAATTGTGTTGTAAATGTCAAGCGTTATTTTTTCTCCTTTCATAATTCATATATCTCTAAGTAGTTACACTACGTTACACTACTAAGAGATATATGTTAGTCTGTTTCAGCCGTGTAGTGCCGACTTTTCTCATGTTGTTCTAAAAATTTCAAAGCTCTTCTTACATTAGAAATAGTATCTCCTAGAAACCCTAACCCTGAGTTACATTTCCAACATATGTACCCTCTAAATTCTCCTGTATTATGATCGTGATCTAATACAAAAGTAGCATTATATTTTTTCTCTAGTTTCTGGTCTGATACTAAGTCACTATAACTTTTAGTACAGATAGGACATCTATACGTTTTATCAGGTGAAGGGTGTATGGTTTTAAGATACCTGATTCTTTGTCTATTTATGTCAACACATTTTTTACATATATTTCCTTTTATTATTTCTTCATTAGGTAAATAATTTGATCTAGTAGTACCATTTACAAAAGAGTGAAGAGGTTTTTCTATTCCACATTTATGACATACTCTAACTCCCTTAGAAGTATCTATAGATATTTCATCTTTAAAAAATTCTAATTGTTCTTCTTCTAATGTGTCTCTGCCCATGTTACACCTACTTTATATTCATTATCTAAAGGACATTTGATATTAAATATTTCTTCAGTCTCTTTCATAGCCTTCTTTGTTATGGTACAAAATTCTTCTATATCTTTTTTATGTACCTCAAACTGATACTCATCGTGAATAGACGCAACTAGTTTAACATCAAGATTCTTTGAATGATCCATCATCTGAACTAACCATTGCTTACAGATGACTGCCCCTGCTCCTTGGATTAAAGTATTCAAAGCACTATGAAAGTTTCTTACATGAAGTTTTCTTCCATCTATACCAGGAATTATCTTATTCTTTTTAGCAGCTACATCTACTCGTGACCGTAGCTTTTGTAAAGCAGGAACATTCCGTAGGAAATTATCTATTAACTTCTGTCCTTCAGTAGATTTAACACCAGCTACCTTACCAATCTTCTCTGCACCAGCACCATAAATTAAAGCATAAAGGAATGTTTTGGCTTGATCTCTAGTCTCTAGATTAGCCATCTTTTGATTAGCTGTATGCACATCACCTTCAATAACTTCTCTGATATAATCTTTATCCCCCATGTAATGAGCCAAGGCTCGTATCTCTAGACCAGAAGCATCTGTACCTACTAGACTATAGTTCTCTGGATCAGGGACAGTCCAACAGTCTCTACACTCTTTACCATATGGTGAGTATACGGCTGGTATCTGTGCCATGTTAGGACTATTATGAGCCATGCGTCCTGTTATAGTCTTTAATGTCATCACTCTACCATGAACTCTACCATAATTATCTACAGCAGCTATCCATTGTTTAATTTGTGATACTCTTTTTTGTAGTAGTAAATAGCGTGAAATTAATTTAGCTTCGGGAATGTTTACTGTCTCTAGTATCTCATCACTAACAGCAATACTTCCTTTCTCTGTCTTTAACTTTGGCTTCCATCCTTTCTCCATTAGTTTTTCTGCTATCTGTTGACGAGAAGCAGGGTTAAATTTATCTATATGATCTAATAAAGGTTTACCAGTCTTCTTATGAAACCTTTTAGTAACTACTGTTGGAAATGCTTTCTCTAACTCTCGCTCTAATCCATCACACTCATCTTGAAATTTATTCATTAGTGTCATAGTTCTTTGTTCATTAAGATAAAAACCGTTATCTTCTTGTTGATTAATTAACTCACGTATCTTATGTTCTAACTTTATAGATTGAGAAGAAAAGCTACTACCTTCACCAACTAAACGCTTTAATAATTTAAGTGTAACATCTACATCTCTATTACAATACTCTAACATTTGAGGTGTATATACTTTAAAATCCTCTGGTGGATTACCTTTTGGAAATCCTAGTCTCTCACCCCATGCTGATAATGAATGTCCTTTATCTCTCATAGGATTAAATAACTGTGATAAGATTAAAGTATCCACAATATTAGACATAGGGATGTTAGCATCAGTAAGTTTATTAATAACTCTCCCATCAAATGATACTCCATTATGCATATAAAATTTATCTACTTTCTTAGACCACTGAGGAAAGATAGTATAGCACTCATCTTGTACGAACTCCTTTACTTCATTAGTCTTTACATCTCTTGCTACTATACAATGTATTTTAGTTGCATCAAGAGCATCAGTCTCTATATCAAGTACTATTCCCTTGCTCATCTAAATCTCCTGTCATTAAACATTCCCACGAGGTAGGGAAGTGTTCCCTAACTAATGACGATATCTCATGGGCTATAAACCTAGTCTCAAGTTGAGTATCTTTCTTACATCGTAAGTTACATACCCTAGCAAAAGCAGCAAGACTACCACTCCAATACCATTCAGTATACATAGCTTGTGGTAGTACCATACGTGCCTGTTCAGGACAGATACCTTTGTTTAACATATTCTCATAACACTGAGTAACATATTCAATTAAAGGTTTCATATCATACTCAATAGAGGATACTGGTTTACTACCTTGCTTCTTATTCTCTGCTCTCCCTCTAAATAATATAGGGTCAAAGAACTCTGGCTTGCTGTCCACATACCTACGTGATACCTCATTCCAGACTAATCCTACCTGATGTTTACCTAATTGTCTAGCAATAAATATTGGAGCCTTGATATGGAACTGTAAGTAACAGTGACCAAAGGGAGTCCAATGATTATGTTTAGCTAGATACTTTATAAGATTTTCATCTTCAACTTTTAAATACCCTTCTATTGGCCCTGCATCAGGAACCGCATCCCATTCAGATACTTTATCAAAAGATACACGAGCAGCATTAACGACAGTTAAATCACTACCCATATGGTCAATCAGTTTTACTTCCATCTTTAACTCCTAAGTCTATAAGTTCAGCTTTAGATACAGGAACTTTAAAAAAGTATTCACCTTTTCTTACAGCCCTGTTAGGAACCTCAACGACAGGGGAGTTCTGTACGACAGTGCCATGCATCTTCCATGCCTTCTTACAGTCTCCCCTAATAATATAGAAATAAAATTCTATATCTTTATTCTTTCCCTTATTCCAGTCATTACCATAGACTTGAGTTAATAATCTATTCTTTCTAAAAGGAATGTTTATATCCTTCCATACTGTAGGCCAGTCTCCCTCCCACATATGTTTCATTTCAACTTCATGTTTATAGATTACCCCATCTAATATAGATGACAAGTCTACACCATAATCTTCTTTAATCTCTAAAACTTTATGTCCTAGTGACATTAGATACTTGGTAATACAATCCTTCGCTAATGTATCAGACTTCTTATAAGCAATAGGATCAAACCGTTTACGTTTAGATTTCAAAGGGTATGTCATTAATATCATCTCCTTGTTCACGCTCTGGATCAAAAGGGTTATCAATAGAAGTCATACGTCCTGTGTCTTTATCATAGTAAAGGTGAGCAGCTACACCCGTATCCCCTGTGTATCTATTCTTTAAGATACGAATAACCGTAGTGTTAGCTTCAGTCTCATCCTCACTCTGTTGGTTACGCTCCAACGCTATGACCGCATCACTAAGATGTCCAATAGAAGCTGATCCTCTCAAGTGAGAGAGGGTTACTTCTTTACCTTCTTCAAAGCCCTTGTCACCTCCACGCCTACGTAAGTGAGATACTAACAGTAGCCCTATCCCTGTCTCCTCTACAAGAGAGCGTAGCTTGGTCATTAGAATATCAATGGACTTACGCTCATCTCCCATATCCTCCTGACCTGATACGAGGATAGACAGGTGATCTAACATGATCCACTTACAGTCTAATGCTCGTGCCATGTATCGTACCCTGCCTAGTATCTCATCGTTAGAGATAGAACCAAAGTGGTCAAAGGCAAACAGCCTACCAGTACCAAGCGTAGCTTGTTCCCACTTGTTAAGCTCTTCACGATTGAATTGTTCTCGTACTTCTTTGATATACAACCTAGCGTTAGCTTCCACTGACATAATATTGAACGCAGTATTTCTCACGTTCTCTTCTAAAGCCAGAATACCTATGTTATCCTCTGTACTTTTTAAGATATGGTGCATCAGTTCTCTGATGATACTGGATTTACCCATACCAGAACCAGAGGTAAAACATACTAGCTCTCCTGTCCTCATGCCATATAGCTTTTCATTCATACCTTCCCAAGGATAAAGACACGTATCACAAAAGTCTTCTTCATATAACTTTGAACCTAAGTCTCTGAGATTTATAATACCAGCAGGAGTATGTGGTGCAGCAGCCCACCATGCCCTAGTAAAGTCTTCTCGTTTACCTACCATAAGGTATTCATTAGCATCTTTGAAGTCTAGCTTTACTATCTTAGCTTTGTTAGGCTCAAACAATTCAGCTACTCTAGCACTGGCCTTACGTCCAGCCTCATCGTTATCAAAACAAAGTATTACATTATCAAATGAATTAAGATACTCAAGGTTAGCTTTACAATCCCTTACGGCACTAGCTGCACCAGATTTTATTGAAACACAGGGATACCTTGAACCAGATAATTCAAAGACAGACATAGCATCTACCTCGCCCTCACATACAGTGATATACTTAGCACTGGAAGGAGGAAATAAATTCTGTCCGAATAGTTGACTGGAGGTTAGATCACCTTCAACAAAGAAATTCTTTGGACTTGTCTGACGTACTTTATTAGCTACATGACATTGATCCTTATCAAAGTAAGGATATATATGTTTGTTTTCTTTAGCTGTAACACCATACTTCTTAGCTGTAGCTAATGAGATGTTACGGCTTTTTAGTTCCATGCTCTCTCCTTTAGACAGAACATTATTTATTACACCTTTAATAGGTGCTGGTGTTGGTTGGCTCATAGAAAATTCCCCTTCCTCTCTGCCATACTGGTCACATTTAAAACAATACCAATGCCCATCCTCGTAGAGGACACGAGCCATATCTGCTCCACACTCGTCATGTGGTAGACGATCACGTACAATCTTATTACTATCCATAGTAGCTCCTCAACTCTAGCTGTAGGATACATCAATCAGGTTGGAATGTCAAGTGCTAACAGTTACTACGTGTTAGTACGTAAGTACTACTAACACTAGTAACTAGTTACCTACTGTCATATGTTTTCTTAATTATATTCTCTGTAAAATCTAAACTATCTGTCATAATTTCTTCTGTCTCCTGTTTAGCTAAACGTCTAGCTTCTCTACGAGAATATCCTTCATTTAAATAATCTTGTGTTAAGTTTTTAAATAAAGATTCTCTATCTTTTTCCCATAAATTTTTACTCATCCTATCGTTCCCTTGCTTGATAATACTTTAATTCTTTTATATGCTTCTTGTAATTGTCCTTGTAAAGTATAAATATTATCTTCTAATATTTTTACTTTTGCTTTTAACTTTTCTAACTCTTCCATATTTTTTATCCATTCATAACTAGGCATTATTTTTTAATCTCCTCCATAATAATAGAATAAATGTTTACCTATCTTTGTTATAAATTCTAGTTCATATATCCAATATGGACTAACATAAGATGCATGATAGAAAGTAGCACCCTGTATTTCTTCATAGATAACACCATCAATAGCCATACGTGCTACATCCTGTGCCGTCTTAAGTGCTTGTTTATCCTGCATAATTTCTGGTTTACCATCACACCAGTACGAAAAGGCACATTTATTTCTTATAGGATTTCCCTCCCAATATCTTCCATCATGTACAACTTCACATACAGTTGATGGAAATCTACTATCTCTAACTCGTTCTAATATTACATTAGCTACTGCTAATTGTCCAATAAAACTTTCACTTCTTGCTTCAAAATATACAGCTTCAGTTAAACATTCTTCATCAGTTGGTTGAGCTTCAGCTTTATTTATTAGCGTTAATGTTGCAAAGAAAATTGCAATAGTAATCATACTAATAAATAATATTTTAAAAGAAGTACTATACTTTATGTGCGACTTATCCATACTACTCTCCCTTCTTGATCTTGACCATAGAAATTATCTATCCAGTCTCCATGCTTGAGGTAGTGCCTCATGTGTTTTATATATCCTTCACATGAGGCACGATTAGCAATAGCTCCTTTTATATTCTGTCGTTCTTGTTTACGATACTCACCCACTAAGGATTGATTGTGGGTTATCCAATCCATCACTTTCAAGTAGTGGATAGGATGATCCTTTGACATTTTTCTTATTGATGGGTGTATCCCCTTTAGCGATACGCTCTGCCCTTTCTTCTTGCCACGCATCCTCTAACTCCTTTATCTTTTTATCATCATATCCCAGGATATCTACTGTTAAGATACCCCATGCTATATCCTTTTCAGCAGGGGTTAGCTGTTGTTCTTCAACAATCTCAGCTAACATCTTACGCCCATCCCATCCTCTGACAGGTGAGGCTTTACCCTGTGCCATCTTCTCTAGGAAGATAGCTTTTACTCCATCCATAAATGGAATGTAATCTGTTTTATTTAAGTCCATCTCACCACTCCTCTATTTCGTTTGATACCTCATTTAGATATCCATCTTTATCTATCTCAAAGACATCACCTATTTTAAAGTCTCCTGTTCCCCATCCAACATCTGCAATCCATTCGCCTCCATCTATCTCTTCCGCTTTATCTCTAGCTTCAGTAGGATTACTAGCTTCTATATCTATGTGTAAATCAGTATACATTGTGGCTGTTACTCTATACTTTGGCATCTCTAATCTCCAAATATAATATTAAAACCTTTGTTAGCAATAAATTCTAAAGCACTATGCTCTGTCTCATCAGCATTGATAGCTGACCAAGGCTGAAAGTCTGGGTCAATCCAACCCAAACTCTCAGCATCTTCTATGGTTTTACCATAAGATTTATACAGATATTCTTTCTGCATTACTCATCTCCAGTGTCTAGAACTTCATATAAATAATCTTCACACTGTTCAATTATACGAGCAAGCTCTTTATGTCCATGATTTGCAGCATCATCATACATTTCTTTGAATGTACCTAAAGTTTTTAATGCCCACTCTCTTTCTTTTATTGCAGCCTCATATAAATTCATCTCAATTCTCCAGTTTCTTCGTAGTAATCAATCATAATGGGCCTTGTCCACTCCTTAGAGCGTAGCATCTTACGTACCCTTTCTTCACGCATCACCCTTACATTTTGTAAGTTCTCTGATCGTGCTTTAGCTTGGCCTTTATTTGTATGTGTAGACCAGTGCGTAGCTGCTTGGTAAGCAGTCCATAGACTACCTACATCCTGCTTATTCTTTCCTTCATACAAAGCCTTGCCGTGACAGTGACGGTTCTCTTGGTCAAAGATGTTCATCAGGTGAGAGAGAATAACTTTGTTATGTTTATTCTTACGGGTCACATTATCAGTACGCTTTGCTAATGTAGCCTTGAATAATTTTACCGCATCGTCACGGTGTAAGGGAGTGTTAAACCATTCCTTCATTTCTTTGATGGCATCTCCTCTAATATATTCTCCTGCATTTTTTATCTTCGCAGTAAAAGCAGGGAGGTTAAAACCTTTGGTATGCCTACCATAGACATAAGCCAGCTTGTTGCCAGACACTAGACTATTCCAGCATGAGCTTCTCCATAGTCCCATCATTCCATTGTTAGCCCACGTTCCATCCTGACTAGTACGAAACTTGAACTCTGGTTTTACCACACCCACTCCATCTATGCTTGTTTCATGGGCAGGGAAGTCTGCAATTAATTCTAATTGTGCTCCACCTCTGTAGACTTTAGTTTCAAACCTAGCATTAGTTAAATCCATACCAGATTTGGCAATAGCATTTTCTATGTCTTGTACTGTAGTCTTATACTGCATCACTTCGTACCTGTCTTTAACTACAGCAAAAGGTTTCTTGTTATCCTTCCTTCGGAGCAAGGAACCTACATCTGATCCCACTTGTGGAAAATAATCTCCTCTTGATTCATACTGATACAGTGGAACTTTCTCTACTTCAAAATCTATTACATCGTGGTTAAACATCGTTGTCATAATACCATTCCTCTTGGTTATTTAAAAAATCATTGATATCTTTAATATCAATATCGTCAACGTCTTCTGCACCACTAACTGTCATTATATAATCATAGACATTTAGTGGCAAGTCTTTTGTATTTCTATAGTTGAAAGGGTAACTCATATTATTCCTCAACATATTGGTTTATCATAGGTTCTTCTTCTGCCATTTGTGCTACCATTACAGTACAGTCTGTAATAACAGACATAGCTAAACATATTTCAGACCATTCATCAGCATACTCCATGCTGTCTTCATCTTGTCCTATCTTGTTTCCTAAAGAATCTTCAGCATAAGAATGTAATATATTCCATATGTGATCTAATGCTTGTTCAGTAGTCATCATCTTACTACTCCTACAGTTTCTAATTTTTGATTACGTACTCCAAAGACATCTATCTTTTGAGCATCACCATCAGGTGATGTAACTTCTACACTTACTACTGTATAGAAATCTCCATCTTTATCATTCATTTCCATATGATCTACTCTAACTTCAATCTTTGAAGCCTCGTGAAAATATATATTTGTTTTACCAGCCATAATTAATTCCTTCTCTTTTTAAGATAATCAGATATAGCACAATGCACATCTATTTCTAGTTCATCTTCTCGTAACCATTCCTCTGCACGATTCTGATACAGAGCATGAGCGATAGCTTGCTCAATAAATTCTTCTATGTTATTATCTATATAATCATAGATCGTACTAACAGCTTCATCATACATATCTTCCAGTTGAGATTGGACTGGTGATGGTAACGACATATCATTCTCCTTATCTTATATCTCTAAGGTATTTCACTACGTTCAATACCGTAAGAGATATATAGGTTTACCAAACAATACTCCCACATAGTAATAATGTAAAGAGTAAACTAAACAATAATATATTATTGTACATTACTAACCCTTTTTTATAACATCTCCCCATCTACTAGGATGGGACTGTCTGTTTCAATCCATACGTGAGCACCACAAGACAAAGGTTTATCAGGTCTATAGACTACTCGTGCTTTACCAGAAAACTCTACGGTATTACCGTATCTATTTTCTTTGTAAGTTTTACAAGTCAAGACAGGATCACTCACGTTATTCTTACGATTAGCTTTGATAACGTGTTGATTTACATGGATAATTCTTTTCATATCATACCTCTATGTCTATCTTATGTTTAGGTTTCCTAGTATAGGAACCCCTACCTCTTTTAGGTTTTTCTGCGTCAGCTTTTCTTTGCTTGGCATGAACTACAAAAGGATTTCTTTTGTACATCATTCTGTTAGATGTACTACTTGGTGCTGTTACTTTCATGTCTATCCCTCCAGTAATCCTCCATTACTGTAGTATATCTTTCTGGATTATAGATAAAGATAAATCTTTCATCTCTGTCTAATGCCCAAATAGGATAAGGTAATGGAGGTTTCATCCACCTATCTTCTACGTCTATCATTGTTTTAAGTTCAAGGTCTGTTAAGTAAACTTTTTTAAGTTTAGTATTCTTATCTACAAACATTATGGTTTCTCCAATACACAACTAACTGTATAGGTTCCATCTTTGTTCTTTTGTTTAAAGACTATGTAAGGTTTATACCCCTCTACTTGGGCAGCATAGACTTTAGCTTTTGTCTGTTTAACCATTCCTACTTGGTTACATTCATGTTTACCTACATATTTCCAGTCGTTATCCTTAACTTGATAAGAAGTTAAGATAACAATAACAGCTAATACAAATCCAATCATTTTTATTCTCCTTTTGTGGTAATATCAAGAAATAATTCTTCTTGTCCAGTGCAATCTTCTTGTAAAAAACCATTATCTAAACGTTTAATTGGGTAAGCTGTAGCTCTAACAGCTACTACATTTTCTTTAGACCAATCTAATTCTATGTTAATAGACTGTTTATGATCTTTTGTATCAACCCATATATCCCCTTCAAGTATCTCACTGGATACCTTACCATCATCTACTGCTTCTTTAATTTCTCTTAGTAATCCTACGATTACAGCTTCCAACAGTTTTTCTCTGTGTTTCATTTCATTCTCCTTAATATTTCTTGACTTTTTCTACAATCGTATCCGTAGTGCTATGATTATAACATAGTAAACAGTCTTTGCACTTTTGTCCAGTACAATTTTGTTGATCTACATGCTCATGCTCCAAGACATTATTAAATGTCTTATCAAAGTATAGTGGTGGAGTAGCCATGATGCTACTAATAGTAGGGTTGCTATAGATTACAATCAAGTTCTTTGGCTTTTCAACATAGTCAAAAAGTCTTTTAATATAATCTTTACGCTTTGTCCACAAAGCAAAGTTACAATGCGGATTATGCTTAACGATAGCTACAAGGTTAGCTAAATGTTGCATATTAATTAGCTCACCATGAGCATCAAACCTAAAGAAAGCATCCAGTATTACTGGCAATTCTTCTTTGCTCAAAGTCTTGGAACTTAGAAGATCACTGTTACGCTGCAAAGCAGCAGCCATATTCTTTCTATATCCTTTAAGCATGGTATGGCTGTAACAATGCTTGCAAATTGTTTCCTTCTTTGCTTTGTTCATCTTGATGCAAAAAGGATTAGTCAAAGTATTAGTGCTAATAGCTTTAAAACCGTCCAGCTTACCAGTCATTTTACTAATGTGAACATTAGTCATTATATAAACTCCACTTTAAAATCTGCATCACCTTTACGGTGAATCCAACGTGTCCATTTAGTATCAACAGACTGTATTAAAATCATATCTTCTCCCAGAAACTTATAAGTTTCATTCATTAGATGATCTTCTGCATACAGTGGGCCAGATACTCCATCCCATAATTCTCCATGAGAATTAATACGTCTTTTACCATACTCAGTAAGCCCTGTCAAACGTACCATGTTAGCCATATTAAAACTCCTTATAAATATCTCTAGAAACTCTAAGTAGTATCATAAATGCTACTACTAAGAGTTTCATAAGAGATATATTACTTCTCCGAACCAAACGTGTTGATCCATTCTTCAGGTGTTACTTTTATTATTAATCTCCACTTCAAAGTCTCTATCAAATAGAGGATCAACCCAACGTGCATCCCAAGTTAGGGTTGACCTAACAAATAATTTTTGGGGTTGTAACTCAGAAGCATGATCTATTACTTCCCACTTGTTTCCATTCTCTTTCACTCTATTCTTACCGTGATTAGTTTTACCTGTTAGTGTAACAAACATTTTATTTCTCCGATCCAAAAGTATTAATCCATTCTTGAGGTGTAACACCTGTCTTTAAAAATTCTCTGTCATTAGCAGAGACATTAGGCATAGCATCTTGAATAAGAGTACCACTTTCCCAATCGTCAATCTGTGATTGAGTAACAGGAATATCCATTGTATTCCACTCGCCACTAAACATACTTTTCTTTGTAATAAGCATAGCTTTTATCCTTTGACAAAGTTAAATTGGTTAAGGGGTACACTTCTAAGGCCTTATCTACAGATAAGGTAAATCTTACATTTCATCGTGACCCCTCTTACGGCTACCAGTACCGACACGTAACAGTGTTAGTCTTTTGTTTGTGAGTGCTACCTCACTTCTCATCATCGGAGGTTAGTCTCCGACTAGTCCCTGCTACAGGACACGTTCAAGAAAAAGGTGAGAGGGCAGGGAATTGAACCCTGCGTTAGCCTACCCTAATAGACCTACAGTGTTTTAGGGACACTGTAAACCAGCCATGCCTCTCGTAAATCTTCTTATGTGAAGCAGATACCCCGTTGATATCTGCCCCATAAAAAGACTATGCAATAGTCACAAGACCTTGCTTGTCTGTTAGACGGCTCATGCTATAGAACGGCATGAACAAGTATAGAGAACGCTTTCCAAAATGAATCTGGAAAGATTTAGAACCACGACCAAAACCGTAACGGGTTTTCTTTGAACGCTTCCGATAAATATATTTAACCATGAGCTATCCAGCCCTCCTTATATAAGAAACTCTAAGTGGTGTTCGTAAGAACTCACACCACTAAGAGTATCTATATTAACAACAAGGTTGTAAAACAACCTACGATTAACAGGATCATCTTGAGATCACTGTAAAACTTTTCGTCATCTTGATACATAGCCTTATGCCTTTGCCAAGATCAAAGAATAGATGCCGCCTTTAATTCTTTGCAGTCAGGTCTGCCGTGCCCTTCGGGAAGCAACGGTCTCTGTCTTCCCTGCACCTCTCACTATGCTTCACCATAGACAAAGTAGGGAGGATACTCTGTCGCTTTTTACGGTGTTACAGTTACAACAATATCATTACTCCGTAATGAGTAACACATCAAGAAATAAATAAATCAAAGAGCAGTTTCTGTACGACTTACTCAGGTCGTCTTGACATTCTACCCACTATATTAGGTCAAGACTAATATAGTTTGTTTTGGACAGTTTTTCATGTTACCATTATCCAGCATAACTTCTGTTGACAGGCGTGGTAAGCCCCGAATCTTATTCAGAGTCAAGAACTATGTCCTTGTGTGAAGCAGACAGCCTAAACTGTCTACCCCACAAAGACATAAGTCTTAGGCGGCAGTGGCTTCATCACGACCAGCAACGAAAGACGTTGCCATCGTATCAGGCATAGCCTCTGCATTCTTGATGACCTTCCAACTACCGTTGGCATGGACAACCCGAACAGGACGGCCAGCAGCTTCGGCTTTCTTAGCCGTATCACCTTTGCTTTGGTGTGCAGTCCACTTGCCAGTTTTAACGTCAAACGATTGAAATTTAACAGCCATAATCGGCCTCCTTTGTTATAAGATAGTCTAAGTGATGTTCGCAAGAACTCACATCACTAAGACAATCTATATGGTTTGGAAAAACGTCATTAGTCCAGCGTATGCCATGCTGAATAGCATAGGCCAGACTATGACAAACTTTGCAAAGATACAAAGATCAGAGATCATATGCATAGACAAATTCTATAGCTGAATCAAAAGATTCAAGCCAATGACCGTGAAGGCCATCCCATACATCAACAGATGTATCAGTTACAGATACTTGGTAAGACCAAGTACCATACTTCATGTCTAAAGCGTTTTGTAAATCAAATTCAGTCATTAGACTGCTCCTTTGTCTATGTTAGCTTGCAATCTATCTGCAAGAAGTTTGAACTGTTCTTCCTTTTGGAAGAAACCACACATCGTTAAATGATCCTGCAAAGAATTAGCAGGATGATTCTGTAATTCAACAAGGTTGAATTTGTCAAGCATTGTTTTCAGCATGGCATCCTTTGCTATGTAAAGGTTACTAAGTGTAGTTCGTAAGAACTTCACTACACTAAGTAACCCTAAGTGTCAAGTTTTAAATGTCTTTGCCATATTCTGATATGGCATTGTCCAACAACTCAGTAAGTTTATGCTGAAGCATATCACGATTAACTTGCTTACCGTAGGTAAACCGACCAATCTTAATAACTTCAAGCAAAGCCTCTTGAACTTCTTCAAGATAGTGCTCATAGTTTTCACAATGGCAAGCTTCCAGCTTGGTCATTTCATACCCAGCTTTAGCTGTAACTTTCATACCAGAACCAATCCAGCAATCCATATCAATCTCCTTAAATATCTCTAAGGTATTTCATTTCATTCAATACCGTAAGAGATATATAGGTTTCATCACAACATCTCATCATCAACCTTGTTGATGCACTGTCATCTCATCAAATCCGTTGCCGAAAGGCTCTGTCTTGATCTATGACTTTTGTCAAAGATGTCAACTACTTAGTAGGACTAAGTAGGTCTGGTGACTGGCTGAAAGTGTTGCCACTACAGCCAAGCTCTATGAGCTTACCAGACTTCATCAGCCTAACTCCAAAGAATCTCTCTGTATCTCAAGAGACTCTAACTTACTTCCTAAGAAGTCAGTAAGTAAGAGTCTCTAAAGAGATACTAGAGAAATCATAGACTTTGCCTCGCTATGCATAGACGGGGGGGCGCAAAAACGCCTAGGCACATATATATATAAACAGGGGGTGACATATATAGACCAAATAATGAGGGGTTCATCGTATTAACTTTTAAATCCGTAATAACAAGATATAAAAATAGGGATAATAGATATACTATTACCCCCCTGACTACATAGACAGTATAGCACATATTTTTCTACTTGGCAACTATTAAAAAGTATGTTATTATAGTATAGTGAAATTAATAGGAGACACATATGGAAAATGATCCTTTAAGAGATATGGAGATACAACTAGACTTAGAAGAAGGAGAACTTCAGAACTTTATTCAACTAGATTCTATCTCTTGTTGTAAAGTACTATCTTATATTATGAAAGATATTACTACAGGACTTGCTGTGTCTCCTGCTGCTTTAAAGCCTAATCGTAGGGGAGAAGCTATTAGAGATTATGTAACCCGTATGGTAGGGATTATAAGTGAACTTAGAGAATTATTTATAGAGGACCATGAACAGAATGAATTTAGAAGAGAACATTTCAATTAACTATGAGCAGATAGAAAGTTTATTATCTTTAAGAAACTCTTTAGATACGTATAAACATTCTAAGGCTCATACAAATTTCTTATCATTTGTAAAGATGATAGCTCCTACTCTTGTATCAGATTGGGAAATGGGTAGGCATATAAATGTTATATCAGATAAGCTACAGGAGATACAGGATGGTACACTAAAGAGATTGATGGTCTTCCTACCACCACGGAGTTCCAAGTCTGTTATCTGTTCCAAGTTATTCCCTGCATGGTATATAGGACAAAACCCTAACCATGAGATACTGACTGTCTCCCATAGTGATCAGTTGTCTTCAGACTTTGGTAGGTCAGTTAGGGATATAGTAAATAGTGAAGACTTTCAAAGAATATTTGGTGGAGTACAATTAAGACAGGATGTACGGGCTGCTGGTAAGTGGCAGACTAATCAGAAGGGATCATACTACGCTGCTGGTGTACGGTCACAGATTGCTGGTCGTGGTGCTCACATAGCCATACTAGATGATGTTATGTCTGAAGAGGATTCCTTTAGTGCAGCAGGTAGACGTTATGTTAAGGAATGGTGGCCTTCTGGTCTACGTACTCGTATCATGCCTAACGGTGCTATTGTTATTATTAATACCAGATATCACCATGATGACCTGTGTGGTTGGTTACTAAAACAGGAACAGGAGATGCATGACTACGGTACAATACCGTGGGAGGTAATCAAGATACCTGCATGGGTAGACGAGGATACATCAGAACTCTTAGACCTACCTATAGGATCGTCCTACTTTCCTGAATGGAAACCTAATGAACTTCTTAAGATAGATGAAGAAGAGATCAAGGCTACCAATGGAACAAAGTACTGGGAGTCACTGTATATGCAGAACCCCACACCAGAAGAGGGTGGTCTTATTAAAAAGAAGTGGATTGAGTGGTGGCCTTATGATGAACCTCCAGGCTGTGACTTTATTATTCAAACATATGATACAGCCTTTTCAACCAAGACTACGGCTGACTATAGTGTAATCCAGACTTGGGGTATATTCTACGCACCTGAACAAACCCATGACGGTATGGAGAGTGCAGAGGCACAGCTTATACTCTTGGGTAATCTACGTGGGAGATATGAATATCCTGAACTAAGACGTATGGCTCAGATGTCTTACGATGAACATAAACCTGATGTTTGTATTGTAGAAAAGAAAGCCAGTGGTCAGTCATTAATACAGGATATGAGAAGGAGTGGTCTACCTGTATTGGAGTATATGCCTGACAGGGATAAAGTATCCAGAGTATACGCTGCTACTCCTTCAATGGAAGCTGGTCGTGTATGGTTTCCTAAAGGAAGAAAGTGGGCAGAAGAACTTGTAGATGAACTAATTACCTTTCCTAATGGAGCACATGATGACCAAGTAGATGCTATGACAATGGCTATTCACTACATGAAAGAGTCATGGAACTTACTCCATCCAGATGATCCTGATTGGGAAGATGCTCCACCTACGAAAAAAAGAGTTGCGTACTGGAACTTTTAAGTGTATAATATATAGTGTAGAGTGGAGGAAATTATATGGCAATAGAAAAGAATCCTTATGATCTAAATAAATCTAATGTTGTTCCTATGAATATGGAAGCAACAGAAGAAAGTAGTGCATCTATTGAGGTAGATGACGATGGGGGAATTATTGTAGATTTTGGATCAGAAGAAATATTATCAGAAGAAGATGCTGTAGGACTAGGAGAATGGTATGACGATCTATCTGAAGAGATAGATGAAGATGAACTAGACCATATCGCAAATCAAGTTTATAATAACTATCAAAGTGACAAGGACTCTCGTGGTGAGTGGGAGGATATGTTTGAACGTGGCTTTGATCTTCTTGGTTTAAAACTTCAGGATGCAACAGAACCATTTGAGGGAGCCTGTACTGCTGTCCACCCTCTACTTATTGAGTCTGCCGTAAAGTTTCAGTCAAAAGCCTCTCAGGAATTATTCCCTGCTGGAGGACCAGTCAAGACACAGATTATAGGAAAGCAAACTCCTGAAAAGGAGATGCAAGCTAATCGTGTCAAGGACTTTATGAATTATCAATTAACAGAGCAGATGTCTGAATACTTTGATGAGTTTGAACGGATGTTGTTCCATCTGCCACTGATAGGATCAGCTTTCAAAAAGATATACTATGATGCAAATCTTAAACGTCCTGTTTCAGAGTTTGTACCTATTGATCAATTTTATGTGTCTTATTTTGCTAGTGATCTTCGTAGGGCTGATAGGTATACTCATGTCATCTACCGTAGTCCTAATGATCTTAAAAGGGATATCTCTGCTGGAATATATTCTGAAGTAGAATTACCTCAAGCAGGTACTCCTGAACAAAGTGCTATGGAAGAGAAGATGAATACTATTTTAGGATTCTCTCCATCTAGTGATAATGATCCCCAATATGTATTATTAGAACAACATTGTTATCTTGATCTACCTGCACCATTTAATGACCCTGATGGTGTAGCATTACCTTATATAGTAACGATAGAAGAAAAGTCTAAAAGGGTTTTAAGTATTCGTAGAAACTTCAACCAAGACGATCCCAATAGAGAAAAGAAAATACACTTTACACATTATAGATTCGTACCAGGGTTCGGTTTCTACGGGTTTGGCCTAATGCATTTCTTAGGTAATCTCACTATGACTGCTACGGCAGCTATGAGAGCTTTAGTAGATGCAGGTCAATTTGCGAACTTACCAGGAGGTTTTAAAGCAAAGGGTGTACGGGTAGTTGGTGACAACGATCCTATTGCTCCTGGTGAATTTAAGGAAGTTGAGTCAACTGGTATTGATCTCTCAAAGGCTATTGTTCCCTTGCCATACAAGGAGCCTTCCTCAACTCTCTACCAGATGCTTACGTTTGTATCCGCAGCAGGACAGAAGTTTGCTGATAGTTCGGAACAAGTTATTTCCGATAATGCTTCTTATGGTCCTGTTGGAACGACAATGGCTTTACTAGAAGCATCAAGCAAGTTCTTTAGTGCAGTCCACAAGAGACTCCACAAATCTCAGAAAGATGAATTTAGACTGTTAGCTACGATTGATTATGAGTATCTACCTTCTAAGTATCCGTATGAGATTCCTAATGCTAATCAGCACGTATTTAGGAAAGACTTTGATGGTCGGGTAGATGTCCTACCTGTTAGTGATCCAAACATTCCTTCAAATGCACACAGGATGATGATGGCTCAGATGGCATTACAACTATCTCAGAACTCGCCTCCTGGTATGTTCAACTTAGAAGCACTTAACAGAACAATTCTTAATTCTGCTAATATGCCTAATATTGAGGAGATACTCCCACCAAAACAACAAGCTAAACCTCTTGATCCTGTATCGGATATTATGGCTGCAACAAAAGGATTACCTATTGCAGCATTCCCAGGACAGGATCACGATGCTCATATACAGGTAAAGATGGCTTATCTTCAAGACCCTGCTAATGGAGCTAATCCTATTATGCAACGTATAGCTCCTGTAATACAGGCTAATATACAGGAACATTCTGTAATGAAGTATCAAGAACAGATGAGTGGTATGACACAACAGTTAGCCCAAGGATCACAAGACCCTGCTGTTATTGAACAAGCTATGGCTCAAGCTGCTCAACAGGTTATGCAAGCTAATCAAATGGCTGCACAAGGAATGGGGCAATCTATTGAACAACAAACTATTCAACTACAAAAAGATCAGCTTATGTTGGATAAAGAGAAACTTGATTTAGAAGCTCTAAAGGATACGGCTGAAATGCAGTTAAAGAATAGAGAACTAAATCTTAAAGAAGATACTCTAAAGGTACAGACAATTAAAGAAGGTTCTAATGCTTTAATGAAAGCAGAAGAAAAAGACAAAGATCGTATTGCTAAAGAAACTGAGAATGCTATTAAAACTTTAATGAATGTTGCCAAGGTAACAGTAGAAGATGATACTAAAAAGAAGTTAAAGTTAGCAGATATTAAAGCTGACTTTGCTAAAGAAGAGGAGCGTACTGCTCGTGATATAGAATTAGAAAATATTAAAACCCATAGAGATGAAAGACTAGGAGGAGAGGAGTAAACAATGAGTAAATATATGAACCAAGGAAGTATTGGTAATAATGATTCCAATCGCTCAGTAGGTGATTGGGATGATGTTGATTATTCTAGCTGGAGTGTAAGAGCTAAGAAAGGTATTACGGAAGACTTTCCACCTGATACTTATAAAGTTCCTAACCCCAAACGGAGTACTCGTGAAACTAAAGGCCCAAGTTTATCATAGGAGAATTTTATGAAAGAATGGATAAACGATAAATTTCAAAAAATTTCTTGTAAGTGTGGGCTATCCTGTAAGGGGATGTGGATAGGTATAGCTTTATTTTTAATTATTGTAATAATGGTATCAGCATCCTAATGGAATTGTGGGATGATATTATTCAATCTTATAATAAAGAAATAGAGAATTTAAAAAATTCTCTTGCATCTGGAAGTATGGAAGACTATGCACATTATAGACAACTTGTAGGTTCTATTAATGGTATAGAATGGTCACGGCAACAATTAACTGAAATTATTAAACGTAGACAACATCTAGATGAAGAGGACTTTTAAATGAGACACGTTGAATTATCTGGTGCTATCAAAAACGATGAGTGGATTGATGCAGTAGATACTGAAGTAACTTTGGATGAACTTCCAGAAATTCCTGGGTATCATGTATTGGTGCGTCCCTTTTCAGTAAAGGAAAAAACTAAGAGTGGTATATTTATTCCAGATTCCATTAAAGATGATATTGCCTATCTTACAACAGTAGGACAGGTTATTGTAGTAGGAGACTTAGCTTATGAAGATGTAAATAAGTTTCCTAAAGGACCGTGGTGTGCAGAAGGTGATTTTGTATGTTATGGTAAACATACAGGTACTAAACTTTTTTATCAGGGACAACGATTTATATTATTGTTTGATGACCAAGTTATTATGAAGGTAAGTTCTCCTACTCATTTGGACCCTACCTTTAATTTAAGTCATTAAAAAAAGTTGCGTACCCTGTATATAATAGTGTATAATATTATTATTGGACGTAAATACGTTTGACTCGTCAACAACGGAGATTATTATGGCAGAAGAAAAAGAAATTGAAGTACAAGAACAGGATGATGGTGGATGGAATAAAATTACTGTTCCTTCTGAATCAGAGATGGAAGTTGAAGTAGTAGATGAAAAAGTTGAAGCAGTACAAGAAAAAGACAAACCTGACCCTGCTCCTACTACAACTAAACCTGATGAACCTGAGTTAGAAGGAATAGAAACTCAAGGGGCAGAAAAAAGAATACGAAAATTAATTCGTCAACGTAAAGAACGTGATGAAGAAATTAGTAAGTTGATAGATCAAAATAATCAACTTAAATCTAAATTAAGTGTTAAAGAAACAGAAGTTGCTACAAATGTTAAACAGAATATTGAATTAAGTTCAAAACAGGTTGATGATAAAATTGAATTAGCTAGGGCTGCATATCTTAATGCATTTGATGGTGGAGATAAAGAACAGCTTCTTTCAGCACAAGAAATTTTAAATCAAGCCCAATTTGAAAAACAAAGAATTGAAGATGCTAAGACTGCTCTAGATCAATATGAAACAACACAACAGAACCAACAGACGGTTCAACAACAACAAGAGGAATATACACCTGATCCTAAAGCAATGAGATGGGCATCTGAAAATGACTGGTTTGGTCAGGATCAGATTATGACTTACGGAGCTTTAGAGATTGATAAACAATTAAAAGCAGAAGGTTATGATCCTTCTGATGACGAGTTCTATGTAGAAGTGAATAAGAGACTAAAGGATACTTTTCCTAATAAGTTTAAGGGAGAATCTGAAGTACAAAATTCACAACCCCGTAAGCAGGAAACGTCACCTGCTCAAGTGGTCGCTGGTACGTCACGCTCACCCAGTACTTCCAGTAACCGTAAGGTTAAGTTAAGTCCAGAGGATATTAGACTGGCTAATAAATGGAAGATACCACTTGAAGTATATGCAGCAGAGAAGCTCAAAGTTGATAAGGCTGAAGGCGAATATACTAATGTTGCAACTGAGAAGCGTGGAGGATAATAATCATGGCACGTACACAATCACGTAGTTTACAAGAACGGGAAAATCAAACTAGAGAAGAAGTCTATACCTTTGAAGAAGAAGATGCCCTAGCAATACCAGAAGATGTAAAAGCTAGATTTCTAAATCAGGGTATGGTTCTTCGTTGGATACGAATCCAAATCAGAGGTGCAGATGACTATCAAAATGTTGGAAAGCGTCAACGAGATGGATGGGTGTTCGTAACACCAGATGAAGTACCAGAATTGTCAACAAGCTCCATCGTGAGGGAGGGAGGTCGCTATGCAGGTACAGTTGTAAGGGGTGATGTAGCCCTAGCAAAAATGCCTGAAGGTCGTGCAATAGCGAGAAATGAGCATTACCAGAAGAAAGCTCACGATTTAATGAACGCTGTAAATAGCCAATTAATGAGTAACAATGATTCTCGTATGCCCATTTATAATAATAGTAAGTCAACCGTGTCTAGAGGAAAGAGTCCTAAATTTCAGGACTAACAATCTAGAATGATTATGGAAGGAGAAAACTAAAATGGATACTAAAGTTTCCGTATTAGGTGGCTTCCGTCCTGCACGTAATTATGGCTCTACGTCTAACAGTACTGGTCAAAAGATAATGCCTATTGCTTCAGGGGATGCCCGTAGCATTTTTAAGGGTGATCTTGTAAAAGTCAGCCTTGGCAATATTGAACCAGTTAGTGCTGCTGCTGATTATGCAGTAGGTGTATTCCAGGGTGTATACTATGAGAGTGATGGTGTACCAACTTGGAAACAGTACTGGCCAGCTAATACATCAGCTACGAATATCCAAGCTAATGTTATTGCTGATCCTGATATGACGTACAACATTATGGCTGATGCCTCGTGTAGTTCTGGAGATATCTACTTAAACTTTGAACTGACTCTTGGTGCTGGTAATACCGCTACAGGTATTTCAGGCTTTGGGTTGAAAGCATCAACAAGGACTGCTGCTACGGCTCCCGTTAAGGCTGTAGGAGTACAAGACATCCCTGGTAATGACATTGATGTAGCTACGGAACGTGCGTTCCCTATTATGGCAGTTAAGATACTCCGTAATGAAGTAGCTATGTATGATGTAGCATCCAGTGTTGTTGGTCCAATTTAATAGGGGAGGATAGAAAATGGCTATTTCAAGAGCTAGTATCGCCAAAGAACTTCTCCCTGGTCTTAATGCCGTATTCGGTCTTGAGTACGGGGAAGTCAACAACGAACATGAGGCACTCTTTGAGGTCGAAAATTCTGATCGTGCTTTTGAAGAGGAAGTAATGTTCACTGGCTTTGGAACTGCACCTGTAAAAGGGGAAGGCTCCGCAGTCAGTTATGATACCGCACAAGAAACCTACGTTTCTCGTTATACCAATGAAACGGTGGCTCTTGCATTCGCAGTCACGGAAGAAGCTATGGAAGATAATCTCTATGATACGTTTTCCAAACTTCGTGCTCGTGGTCTTGCTCGTGCAATGGCAAACACCAAGCAAGTAAAAGCTGCTGACGTTTTCAATAACGGATTTGACACGGCTCCTGCTTATATTGGTGGCGATGGTGTAGCTTTCTTCAGTGCTTCGCATCCAGTAATTGATGGTACACAATCTAATCTAGCTGCTGCTTCGGACCTTTCGGAAGCTGCACTAGAAACCATTATTACGAGTATCCAGAAGATCAAAGATGATCGTGGTATTCTTATTGGTGCTAATGCTGTATCGTTGCATATCCCACCTGATCTGTGGTCAACTGCTGATCAGATTCTCCACTCGCCAGGAACTACGATTGCTGGTGGAACTGGTGATGGAACATATGCCCAGAATAACATTAATGCTATTCGTCACATGGGGATGATTCCAGAAGGGTTCATGGTGAATCGTAGGTTTACGGATACCAACGGATACTTCATTAAGACTGATGTACCTAATGGTGCTAAAATGTTTGTACGTGTTCCACTACAAACTAAGATGGAGCCTGACTTTGATACAGGTAATCTTCGCTTTAAGGCTCGTGAGCGTTATAGCTTCGGGTTTTCTGACTGGCGTAGTTACTTTGGATCACGAGGTTCGTAAGTTTGTTTAGGAGAGGAGGGGGTTTCTTAACCCTCTCCACTCTATTTTGATGAAGGGAACAACATGGCTACAAATATTAAAACAGCAACAGTTACAGGAAGTGGACAACTCTTAGATTATTCCAGAGGAAGTGGTACAGGTTCAACAAGTATTGGTAATGTATCAGCAGGATCAGCAGGAATGGGAGATACGATTGCAGTAGGTACTCGTATATTAGGTATTACGGCTGCTGTTACAGGAACGTGTAATATTACTGACACATGGACTTCTGTAAATACTACTAAAACTCGTATTCGTATTCGTTTTGCTGGTAATCACGATGCTTACTTTGGAGAACAGGGTGTAAAATTCTTAGGTAAAATGATGGTGTCTGCTCCTACATCTGGTTCTACTGTTATGATTTATTATGGTTAATTATGCCTGATTATGATTATTTGATTACAGATGTAAAAAATACGACAGAGAATGATGGTACAGAATTTACAGCACACCTACCAAAGATTGTTAATAAAGCAGAAAATAAACTAACTACTGACTTAGACGATCATGGCTTAACCGTATATACATCTATAGCAATCCCGTCAGGACAGGCTATTGTTACAGTTCCTAGTGGTACTCGTATCGTTAGGAATTTCTCCATGACTCAAGATGGGTCAAGGAAGAATATGTTATTGCGTACAATGGAGTTTGTAAATGATTTCTGGCCTGTGAGTGCCAGTACCAGTGCTCCAATCTATTATGCTTATAGAGGTAATACTGAGATAAGAATTGCTCCCACTCCAGCATCTACACATAACGGTGAGATTATGACAGTGGTTAGACCAACTACTCTTACCTCTACAGGTACAACTTCAAATTACTTTACAGATTTTTGTTATGATGCTTTGTTCTCTGCCTGTATGGTAGAAGCATCTTTATTTATGAAGGACTCTACAGCTACTCAATTATGGGAAACTCAATATCAGTATCATATTAATGCTTTACGTAATCAGGCACGTAGGACTAGACAGGATGATATGGCTGTTAATGCTAGTCCTGCTGGTGGTCCTGATACTCTTATAAAAGGTTCAAGCTAATGGCAATTAGTAGAGCTAATATAGGGAAGGAAATTAAAATGGCAGGAAAGAAAAAGAAACTTGATATTAAGAAAGTGATTAAAAAACCTGGAGCTTTACGTGCAACATTAAAAATTAAAAAAGGTAAAAAGATTCCTGCTTCTAAATTAAATGCTGCTGCTAAGAAAAAAGGTGTTACGGGAGACAGAGCAAGATTTGCTAAACTACTTAAAAAATTAAATCAGAGGAGAGCATAATGGCTACTAAAGAAGCACTCTATAAAGATTCAGACCGTCCTGTAGCAAAGCCCACAGGTCAGGGATTTGGTGCAGCCCATACAGGACCAGCAGTTCATGGTCCTATTCATGCTGTATGTGATTATGATTATCCACAGGGAAAAAGTTTTCCTATTGATAAGCATACAGCTTATAAGAGAGAGGGTAGTTAGATGACACAACTTTTAACTAAACCACTTAATGCAGCAGCTAAAGCTGCTTTAAAACTTTTAAAGAAGCCATCTATTATGGTAGATGATACTGCTAAGTTTGCAGGAAAGTTTGGTGAAAAAGAAGCTGTTAAACATCTAGGTAAAACACGAGTTGATAAAGCAAAAAAAGCTATAGAGAAAAGAGGGGAAAAGAAAAAGGATAAAAAGAAAAAGAAAACCCCCAAATCTAAAAAAGGATTTACTAAAGAAGATTTAAAGCATATGACTAAAAAAGAACGTGCAGAATTTAGTAAATTAAGAAAACAACAAAAAGCAGATGAAAGAGGAACAGCTAGTGGAGGTTCAACTGCTGGTGGAGATCGTATTCAAACTTTAGTAAAACCTTCAAGAGTTACTCAAACTACTCCTGGTCAACCTTCTAGAAAATTAAAACGACAGCAAAGAATAGTTGTAGAACATCCACGAGGAGAACTTAAATCTAGAGCAAAAACATTTACGGATGACGAAATAAAGAATTTAGAACCACATGAGTTACGTGAACAACAGTTAGCTCCTATGCCTCCAGGTACACCTTCTCAGATTCACGATATGATGACAGGTAAAAAACTTCATCAATCTCAACTAGATGAAATTTATGATCAGATTAAGGAAGGAGCTATAAATCTTGATCGTAAACATGGTGGTAAAGTTAAAAAATATAAACATGGTGGTAAAATTAGTTCCCCCCGTGGAGTAGGTAAAGCTCTACGTGGTTGGGGTAAAGTTAGCTCATAAAGGAGAAAAAAAATGTTGGGAAAATTAAGTTCTAAATTAAGTCAGAAGATAGTAAAACCTAAAGTACGAAAGAAAAAACCAAATACAGCAGCAGATGAAGCACGTAAAAGTGAAGGAAGAAATATAGCTGATCTAACTCAACCTGCTGGAGGAAGTGCAGGACGTACTATAGATCAGGCTGATGATGGTGGTATACGTAGTAGTCAAAAGGCTGCGAAAGCTGCCTCTGGTTTTGATAAAGCTATAAAAAAGACAGAAAAAGAACTAGCTAAACAAAAAGAACTACTAAAAAAATTACAAGAAAATTTAAAAGCCTTTGGCTCAGTAAAGAATAAACCATTAAGACAAAAAATAAAAAACTTAAAGGAATCTATTGCATTAAACCAATCAAAACTTACTGGTAAAAAAGGTATGGTAACTAGAGGTGGTCCTAAAGTTAATAAACGTAAAACAGGAGGTCAAGTCGTGAAAAAAGCTGGTGGTGGTCAGATGAGCCGTGTAGGATTATCTCCTGCTGAAGAGAAACGATCAGGTACAATGTCTGAAAAGAAACGTGCTCAAAATATGCAGTATGGGGGTAAAGTTAAAAAGTATGATAAGGGTGGTAAAATAAAAGTAGCTGCTGTGCCAGATTGGATGAAAGGACTTAGTGAAGATGAAATTTCAGAAATATTAGGAGGTCCAACTAGACAGCCAGATGGTACAAAACGGCATACAGAACTTAAAAAGAAAAAGAAAAAGAAAGTACCTGTTAAAATGGCAAAGACTGGAGGTCAACTTAAAAAGTATGGTCATGGTGGTAAAGTAGATCATAATACTTCTCGTATGAATAGACTTGAAGAACTTGGTAGACTGGATGCTGAACACGCTGATACCTCTAAAGGTAGGCGTAATCTACGTGCAGAGAAGAAACGTGTTGTAGCAGAAATTAAAGATGGAAATAAATTTGTTGCTCACTTTTATGATTCGTAATGATTGACATTATCGTTAGTGCATATCTTGTAAAGTATATAGATATTGTAACTATGGGATTTATTTGTTAGATGCCTTTTAAATCTAAAAAACAACAAGACTTCTTAAAAATACACCATCCTGAGATTTACAGGAAGTGGAAAAAGAAGTATGGTACTAAGATTAAAAAGGCAACGAAAAAGAAGAAGACTACTAAGAAGAAGAAATAATGGCAGAGATTAGTGATCAAACTTCTGTGGCTATGCCCATACGTAATCTTTTAGCCATTATTTCTAGTGTGGTTGTAGGAGCATGGGCGTATTTTGGGGTAGTAGAAAGACTAAATAAAATTGAAACTAAGATGCAGCTTATGGAAGCTGATCTTACAAAGAACAATGAGTTTAGAATTAAAACTCCTCAAAGCCCTACGGATAAAGAACAGTATATGTTAATAGAGCATATAGCAGGACAAGTAGAGAAAATTCAACAACAAATAGAATCAATGGCTCATAACAAAGTTAATATTAGTAGACTACAAAAAGATGTTGAAAAAACTATAAATAATATAGAAGAGTTAAAAGATGGACAAAGAAATTTAAAGTATAATGGAAAATAATAATGGAGTTATTTGTTGGATTTATTTTACACTTATATAATAGTGTGACAGGACAGTTACTAGAGTTTACACCTAGAGATAGTTTATCGGAATGTCTTAAAGTTAAACGGGTAATTGAACGGAGTGATCCACCAAAAGAAAATCCACGTTGGGTATGTAAAAAAGGAAAGTTAAAGTTAAAGAAGATGGGGGATGGAAAATATCATCCAGTAGAAATTATAGAGGATTAGTTATGAAAATATTAGGAATACTATTAAGTATGTTTATACTAATAGGATGTAAAACAACAGACCCCGTAGTAGTTAAACCAAAAGTAGAAAAGAGTCAAGAGAAAAAAGAAGAAATTGTAATAGGTATTATGACAGTATCCTGTATTGAATTAAGTGCTATACAAGATTTATCTAATGGAGATAGAAACTCTATGGTAGATGTGCAACTTAGATTGCAACAGCATATGGCAGCAGGTAAATGTGGTATTCATAAACCTAGAATAAGAGTACCTCTTGAAACTTTAGTTGATGAATACGTAGATTTTATGGGAATAGAAACTCAAATATGGAAAGTAAAAAATTTAAATTTATGGACCTTAATTGCTAAAGGTACAGTAGAATATAAAAAATCACCCAAACAAGACGAGACACTTAATATAGCTATATAAACTTAAATAAAAGGAATAACATGGCACTCTCAGGTACATACACATTTGACTTAGATATTGATGCTGTTATTCAGGAGGCCACTGAAATGATTGGTGGTGGGGAAATCCTGGGACATGAACCTGCATCGGCACGTAGGTCACTTAATTTACTACTAGCAGACTGGCAGAATCAAGGAATACTCTTATGGTCTACAGATGTAAGTACGATTACTGTAGAAGTAAGTACAACTACGTATGACCTGAGTAGTGCTACTATTGATGTTATGGAAGCTGTCCTTAACAGGGATAATACTGATCTCCAGATGACACGTATATCCTTTGAAGAATATTTAAAAATACCAACTAAGGGACAGACAGGTAGACCATCACAGTATACAGTTAAACGTAATCAAAGTTATCCTACTATGTATGTGTGGCCTTTACCAGAAAATAGTACAGATGTTATTAAAGTAGAACGTATAGGATTTCTTCAAGATATAAATAAATCTGCTGGTCAGAATGCAGATATACCTCGTAGATTTTTACCATGTTTAACTACAGGACTAGCATACTATATGTCAATGAAAAGACCTGGAGTAGATGCTAATAGAATAGCAATGTTAAAAACAGTATATGGTGAACAATTTAAAAATGCTATGGAAGAGGATAAGGAGAGAGCAAGTTTGTATTTTAAACCTAAGTTAGGTTATGTATAATGGCTAATAATAAAAATGCTTTAGCTATTTGTGATACCTGTGGATTTAGATATCCTCATAGGGTAATGAGATTAAATAGTTATGGTATGCTTGTATGTCCTACAGATTGGGATGGTGCATTTAACTTAGTTAATAATCCTCAAAATAAATCTCCTGATGTACGTGACGATGAAAACATTCGTAATCCCAGACCAGATGTAAACTTAGTTTTTGATACTGCTTGGAATACGAATATAAATCAATGGCAAGTTGAACAAAGACGGTGGGATTCAATATGAGCACAAAATTAACAGGTAAACAAATATCCAATACATATAACCAATTACTAAAGGTTAATGTATCTACCAATACAGGAATTACTTCTGACTTACAAACTATTCAGTCAGGAGATGCTACTAATAGTGCCTTACAACTCTCACAAGGAGTAGTTAATATTAATGGCACATTTGCTTTAAATGGCGCAGAATTAACAGCTAATGCGTCTGCTTTAAATGCTATAACAGACTTATCTGGAGTTACTGGTATAGTAGCTATGGATAGTGGAACAGCAGCAGGTAGAACTTTAACAGCTGGTGCTGGTATTACAATTAGTAATGGTAATGGTGTAGCTTCTAATCCTACTATTGCAGTTAGTCTTGCAGGTATTCATGTATCTACTTCTTCTGGACATTTTACTGGTAATGTTACTGCTGCTGGTTTTTATGGTCCTCTTATAGGAAATGTTACAGGAGATATTGATGGGGCTACAGGAGCTTTTAGTGATACAGTTAGTGCAACCAATGTTCATTCTGTTAGTATTAATAGCACTCGTTTAGTAGCTGATACAGGAAGTTTCACAACTAAAGTATCTGGTGTTGCAGCAGAGTTTAGTGGTAATGTTTCTGTAGGAGCTTCTATTTATGCTGCTGGTGGAGTATATACAGGTACAGTTAGTGCAGCATATTTTGTAGGAGATGGATCAGGATTAACTAATGTTCCTTCAGCAGAAGGTGGAACTGTAAAGACTTTAGTAAGTGGTCCTGGTATGGCCTTTACTGTCGGAGGTTCTGCTGCTACAACTATTGCTGTAAGTGGTGTAATAGGTCTAGCTGCTAATCAGACCTTTGGCACTGTATCCCTGGGAACGGTAGCTGTTACTACTGGATTATCAGTTCCTTCTGGTAGTGCAGCTACTTTTGGTGTGCCTATATCTGGAACATCAGCAGTATTTTCAGGAGATGTTTCAGCAGATAATGTTTATGCTGCTACACAGATGTATGTAGGAGGTGTGGCTGTTCCTGATGGGGCTGCTATAACATCTATTAACAATGTAACTACATCTATTAATACTGTAATAACATCTATTAATAATGCTACAACATCAATTAATACCGTACTAGCAGCAACATCCTCTGCATTAGCAACTAGTATAGGAAATAGTAATACAAATATAACAACGAATACTAATGCTATAACATCTATTAATAATGTAACTACGTCTATTAATACTGTGTTAGCTAATGTATCTGCACTAACTACTGTTAATGCAGCAGCTATAACATCTATTAATACAGTTATTGCCAATACTTCTTCAGCTTTAGCCACAAGTATAGGTAATAGTAACACTAATATAACTACAAATACTAATGCTATAACATCTATTAATAATGTAACTACATCTATTAATACAGTTTTAGCTGCAACTTCTGCTGCTTTAGCTACAAGTATTGCTAATGTTTCTGCTGCAATGGCTACGAGTATAAGTAATAGTAACACTAATATAACTACAAATACTAATGCAATTACATCTATTAACAATGTAACTACTTCTATTAATACTGTATTAGCTGCTACATCATCAGCTTTAGCTACTAGTATTGGTAATCATTTACCTCTAGCAGGGGGAACACTGACAGGGATAGTATCAGGTACAGATATTTATGTAAGTGCTATTGCTATTGGTGTAAATACTTTACTAGGTAAAGACTTACATATTGAAGCAGCAGCCGTAGCAGATATAGTAAGTTTAACTGATGGTACTAATATTTCTGTAGATTTTAATGCAGGACAAAACTTTCATCTAACTTTAGCAGGTAATAGAACATTAGATAATCCTACTAACTGTGTTCCAGGTCAGGTAGGAAGTATATTTATTTCACAAGATGGGACAAAAACACTAGCTTATGGAACTTCATGGGAATTTATAGGGGGTACTACTCCTAATCTAACAACAGGTTCAGCAGCAATAGATCGTTTAGATTATATAGTTCGTACCTCAACAGCAGTTCAGTCTATTTTATCACAAGGATATAGTTAATGGTATTTAGTAATAATCTTTTAATGGGTGCAGCAGCAGCAGCTAGTGGTGGGGGAGATGTAGTTTATGTTCCTAAAGGATCAATCTGGTTTGATAGAGGAAACTCTTATTTAACACGAACTCCTGGTAGTGCTGGAAACAGAAAAACATTCTCTTTATCGTGCTGGATAAAATATTCTACACTAAGTGCCGACCAAGTTATATGGGATGCTGCTCCTTCTGGTGATGGTAATGAAGATATGTTCCTTATAAGGAGTGACAATGTTCCAGAGTGGATGGGGGCAGGATATGATTATGCTAAAGCAACAAGAGTTCTGCGTGATCCTACTGCTTGGTATCATATATTAATAGTAATAGATTCAACTAATGTTGTTGCGAGTCAAAGAGCTTTAATGTGGATAAATGGTGAGCTTATAACTAATACTGCTGGTAATACAATTACTTTGAATGCTGACGCAACGTATTGGAACAATACTAATCTACATTCTATTGGTAATAGACAACATCCAAGCGTAGGAGCTAGTAGTAGATATGGAGGATATTTATCTGAAGCTATTAGTTTAGATGGTTATGCAGCCACTCCTTCAGATTTTGGGCAATATAATTCAAAGGGAGTATGGGTTCCTATAGACCCCACTGATCTTGTTACAGCAAATAAAGGATCGCTTGGTTTCTGGTTAGACTTTGCTGATTCTTCTGACTTAGGTAATGATGTTAGTGGAAACAATAATGATTGGGCCTTGACAGGTTTAAGCTCTACTAATGCTTCAGCGGATCGTTGTTCAGATGAAGCTGGAGATACTGGAAATTTTGCAACATTTAATTCAGCCTATAGAGAAGGAAGTGGTTATAATGTACCGTTATCTAATGGTAATTTGACCTATGCTAACAGTGGGTTTGGAGCAGTATCGTCAGCAATAGGAACTATTGGTGTTTCTAGTGGAAAATTTTATTGGGAAGTATCATGGAGTGCAGCATCTCCATATTTAAGTAGTCGTGTAGGAATAGCTCAAGTAGATGACAGGGCTGCAAATCCTGATGGAGGTTCTTCTCAATATTTAGGAAGAACTGCTGGATCGTGGTCTTTTGCAGCTTGGGCATCAGGAGCAAATGCTGGCAAAAAAGAAACTAATGCATCATTTTCTAGTTATTACGACACAACTGTAGCTTTAACAGATAAAGTAGGCGTTGCGTTTGATGCTGATAATGGAGCTATTTGGATATCAGTTAATGGAAGTTGGGTTGATGGAAGTGGTGGAGGACAGAGTAGTGCTACTGTATTAGCTTCTATTGAAACATATGCCAATACTTACGTTATGTTTGATGGACTAACATCTGGGCCATATGTTCCTGTATGTACATGGGATGGAAGTGATGGAACAGGTGCAATAAATTTTGGTCAAACAGCTTTTACCTATACTCCTCCATCAGGATTTAAAAAATTAAATACTTCTAATATGTCTGAACCAGCAGTAAGTAAATCATCAGATAACTTTCTACCTATTATTTATGAAGGCAACGGCACAGGACAACGTGTAGGAAACTTCATACCGTTTACAGATAGTTATGCAGTTAATTATTCTGCTAGGTTTGATGAAGGCGATCCAGATTACTTATCTAGAACTTTTAGGGGGGCTGGTTCAGGAACAGGAAAAACATGGACATATTCTGTTTGGGTAAAAAGAGGTGATCTATCCGCTGCTTATGGTGCTACATTATTTGGATGTAGTACAGGTGGAAGTAACGGGAATATTAAATTTGATGGTCCATCTGGAACAGTAGATAATGGGTTGGCCTTATGGGTTGATAATGGCACTTACTATTTTAGAACTAATCAAAAAGTTACTACAAGCCAGAGTTGGGTAAATATTGTTATAGCAGTTGATACTTCTCAAGGTAGTGCAACCAATAGAGTTAAAATATATATTAATGGTAGTGAAGTAACTAGCTGGCAAGAATATGATACTCTTCCACTAAACCATGACACTTCATTTGGACAAGCAAACGAACATTTTATTGGTTATAATATACCTAATGCTGGACAGCCTTATGATGGTTATATGGCAGAAGCTTGTTTTGTTGATGGTTATGCTTTATCTGCATCTGTATTTGGGCAAACTGATACATCTACAAATAGATGGATTCCAAAAGAAGTCACAACAGCTACACTAAATTCTGCTGGTGGTGGAAGTAGTGGTTGGGGAAATAATGGATTTTATTTTCCATTTCCACAAAAAACAGCATATGGACTAGATACAAGTCAGGGAGCTTCTGCTGCTTTAGATGCTCAAACATTATTCTTAGCGAGTTTTGATGGCTCTGATGCAGCAACAAGTGCTACTGATGCTAGTAATTTTTCTCATACCATTACATTTGCAGGTAATGCTCAATTAGATACAGCTATTAAAAAGTTTGGAACTGCTGCTTTATTGCTAGATGGTAGTGGTGATTATGTATCAATGGCCTCTTTTCCTGCATTAGGGTCTAATGCTTTTTGTATTGAAGGATGGGCGTATTTAACTGATGGATCAGGAACTCAATTAGCATTTATAGGAAACCGTGATGGTGGTGCTGATGATGATAGTTGGCTAATTAATATTGGTGGAACAGCAAAAAGAATGTCTGTAAGAACTGATAATACTGAAGTGATGTCATCTGATACAGATATTACTCTTAATACATGGACCCATATAGCTTATACATGGGATGGAACTACTAATAGATTATTTCAAGCAGGAGCATTAGTTGCTTCTTCAACTAGTTTTAGTCCTAATTATTCAGATACTAATACATTATATATTGGACATGATGGAAGAGGAACAACTAATGATTGGCCTGGGTCTATTGATGAAGTTAGAGTTGTAAAAGGATCGGCTGTTTATACATCAACCTTTACTCCTCCAGCTTCAGCTTATTCTGCACCTGCTGCTGGAAATATGTTTATTCCTTTTAGTATGGATCAAACTTATGGCTCTAATCAGATGTATGATACACCTACTAGAAATACAGCAGTTATATCACAAGGATTTGCTGCTAGTACTGCTGAATTAACTCAAGGTAATTTAACTCTTGGTGGTAGTTCGGGCGATCCACTTAGTAGTCCTTTCACTATACAAGAAGTTTCTAGTGGTAAATGGTATTTTGAAGGACGGCTTGATGCTATTGATACATCTACGGGTGGTCCTTCAATGGGATTCGCTCTATCAAGTGCTTTATCTAATTCTACTAATACTGCTGCAAGTCCAGCTAATTATTACACAATGAGAATAAGGGGAGGTCCATCTATTCAATGTAATAATGATGGAGTCAGTTGGCAACCCTCTAATGCTCCTACTGTTGCTGTAGGAACGGTATATGGACTTTTTATTGATTGTGATAATGGAAAGGCATGGGGAGCCGTAGATGGCACTATAATGCAAAACTCAGCGGGAGATTCAGTTGGTAGTCCTAGTGCTGGAACTAATCCTACTTTTCTATTTCCAAATAATACTGCTATAACATTTTTTGCAGGGGGTTCAAATGCTGGTGATATAACAATTAATACAGGAGCGTGGATATATTTTGATGGTGCTGCAACTACATTAGACTCTGATGCAGGAGGATATTTTCAATATACATCAATTCCTACTGGTTTTAAAGCTCTTAATCAAGATAACTTACCCGAAAACACGGCTGGTATTACAGGTTTTGCATGGATTAAAAACCGTGATGCTGCTGATAGTCATATATTAGCTGATAGAGTTAGAGGAGCAGGTTTATATCTTGAGAGTGATGATTCAGCAGTAGAAGCAACTAACACCAACTCTGTTCAAAGATTTTTACAGCAGGGTGTTCAAGTCGGAAATATGGATGCTGTAAATACTGATGGGGAGTCATATGTACTTTGGCAATGGGCAGGTAATGGTACAGGCACAACTAACTCTGATGGTAGTGGGGCTGATGTTACTGTATCAGCTAATGCAACAGCAGGATTTAGTATAGTTAAATATGTAGGAGATGATACTTCTGGTCGTACAATAGGAACAGGATTAACAGCACAACCAGCTTTTATATTAATAAAAAATATGGACAATGCTTCTTATGATTGGCAAGTCTATCATCAAAGTATAGGTAATACAGCATCCCTTAGTTTAAATGTTACTGCTACAATATCTACTAGTTCTACATATTGGAATAATACTAGTCCTGCAACTTCAAGTCCTTTTGTATTTTCATTAGGAGATTCAGTTGCAACTAACAAAGCTAGTGATGATTTTATAGCTTATGTTTGGGCTGAAATAGAAGGTTATTCTCAATTCGGAGAATATACTGGAAGTGGTAATGCTGATGGACCTGTTATTAATTTAGGGTTTAAACCATCATTTGTTTTAATTAAGGCTACTCAACGATCAAACAACTGGCATATTTTTGACTCTGCTAGAAATCCCTATAACCAAATAACAAACGATGCATTATTCCCTGACCTTAATTTAGCGGAAGGTGGTACGAATGCTATAGATTTTGGCAGTAACTTTTTTAAGTTGAGGACAGCAGAGGTTTGGTTGAATGCGTCATCTAGTAATAATTATATTTATGCTGCATTCGCAGAAAATCCATTTGGGGGGAGTGGGGTAGCACCTGCAACGGCTAGATGATATGGACCCAATTACAATAGGAACAGCTATAGGAGCATGTAAAGCAGCAGTAAATACAGCTAAGTCAATTCAAGAACTAAGCCATAGTTTACAAGATTTATGGACAGCAGAAACAGATTATAATGAAAAGAAAAGGAATAGAAAAAAAGAACCTGTTAAAGCTACATCTCGTATGCAACAAATTATACGTAGACGAGCTAGAGAAGATGAAGATGCATATGGAGATGATACAAGTATAGCTAATGTAGCAACAGCCGTGTTAGCTGAAAAAGAAAACCAGATAGCTTTAGAAGAACTTGCTATTGAGATAGATAAAAAATGGGGAAAAGGAACGTGGGATAAGATAAGATTAGAAAGAGCTAGACGTATAAAAGCAAGACATGAGGCAAAAAAAGAAGCAGCATTAAGAGCAAAACAAAAAAAAGAACAGGATGATGCTTTTATTAAAAAAGTTTTAATAGAAAGTGGTAAAGTAATACTTTTAATTATTTTTATTTTAGGGTTAATATATGGATTAATATGGGCTAAAGATAGAGAAAAGTCTAATAGATTTCCAGTAAAATCAGAAGTAGAGAAGTTATGGAATTTGGTGTAAGAGAGTTAATTCAATTTGGTACTTTACTAGCTTCTTTAGCTGGAGCTTTTGCTGTTGTTAAATCTCAACTAGCTAGAGTTATACAAGATATTAGTGCTATACAAAAAGAATTAGCTATTATTAATACTCGCATAGATCAAGCAGATGCAGATAGAGCAGTAATTAAACATCAAAATAAAATATTTGGTGGTATCTTATCACCAGGAAATTTAGAAAAGTTAAATATAAAGATTGCAGAACTACAAACAGAAATGAAAATTGTTCATAAAAATTTAGATAAACTACATACGATGCATAATGGGAAACACCCTAGTATAAATTAAAGGAGAAGACAATGTTTGCGTTAGTAAAAGCTGGACAAGTTATTAAAGAGTTAAGGGGAGGAGCACCGTATACGGATGAAGCTGGTACTCAATATCCTGCTAGTATATTTTCTGTTTGGTCTGTTGATGAATTAGTTGCTATTAATATTTATCCACTTAATTATACAGATAATAACTTAGATGCTAAAACAGAAAAAGAAACTGGTTCTTATGAATATACTATTAATGATAAGTCAGTTTCTAAACTAAAAGCTAAGTCAGACTTAGATATTGATGCTGTAAAGACTAATGAGATTTCTATAGTAAAAAGTAGTCAAAATAGTATATTAAGTTCTACTGACTGGTATTATATTAGAAAGACGGATAAGGGTACGGCTATTCCTACAGATGTACAAAATTATAGAGATGCAGTAAGAACAGCAGGAGATAAAATGGTTACAGATATTACGGCTGTAAGTGATAAAGCAGGATTCCAAGCATTGTATCCTGTATGGAATGAAGATAGAGAAAATACTGGTGGGACACTAGGCATTTGGCCTGATCCAGAAGATTATAATTTATAGGAGATAAGTAATGTCATCAACTTATACATCACGCATAAAACTGGAACTACAAGCTGATGGCGAAAATGCTAACACTTGGGGTCAGCGTTTAAATAATAATGTTATCCAACTGGTAGATGATGCTGTTGCAGCTTACACAACTATCTCAATAGGTAGTGCAAGTTATACACTTACAAATAATGATGGTGCAACAGATGAAGCTAGAAGTGCTATACTAGAATTTACTGGAGTTGTATCTACTTCTATTAATGTTATTATTCCTAGTCAGTCTAAATTTTATTTAGTACGAGATAAAACTACTAGAGAAAGTGATGCATCTTATGTTTTACAAACGGCTGGTAATGCAGGAATAAGTCCTGCTGTAAGTTCTCGTGGAGTTTACTTCTGTGATGGTACAAATATTCATACCCTTAATGCTGCTGGATTAGGTTTAGGTACAGTAGCTTCTTTTGATGTAACAGATACTTCTATTGTAGGTAAAGCTGATGTTAATGGTGCTGTATCAGCAGCTACAGCTATAATAATAGATAATACTTCTACAGGTGGTGGAGCAGCCGTTAGTATTCAAGCTGGTTGGACAGTACATGGTACATCCGTAGAAGCCAGTACCCACGTAGTTACTCGTGATAGTGCTACTCAAATTACAGTTAATACAGCACAAACATTAGCTGATGATACAGTACTAACATTTAAATATCCTGTAAGTGCTACTCAAGTACCTGATGTATCTGCTGCTGATGCTAGATATGTACGAGTATCTACGGCTGATACAATTAGAGGAGCTAAGATATACACCAGTATAGCTACTTTTAATGCTCCTGTAGCTACTCCTGCTGTAACAGTTTCTTATCCTGGGTCATTAACTCTAGACTTTGCTACAGGTAATACATTTATTGTAAGTCTATCAGCTAATAATTGTAGTGTTAATACACCGTCTAATGCTACGGCTGGTCAATCAGGATCAATATATTTTATTCAAAATGTTTCAGGAGCACACACTGTAGCGTTTGGAAATGCATGGAGATTTCCAGAAGCTAGTGCTCCATCTAATAGTACATCAGTAAGTGCAGTTGATCTTGTAGTGTATAATGTACGATCAGCTACTACTATTGATGCCGTAATGTTAAAGTCCTTTGGAAGATAATATATGTCATCTATGAATTCCAAATATGTGAAGTTAAACTTTAGGCCAGGGTTTCATAGGGAAACTACGCAGTATGCTGAAGAGGGTGCGTGGTATGATGGAGATCGTGTGCGTTTTAGAGCAGGAAGGCCAGAAAATTTAAGAGGGTATGCTCAAAAGACTACTACACCTTTTTTAGGTAATGCTAGAGATTTACTTACTTGGTCAGATAATGATACTCTTAAACATATGGTTTTTGGTACAGATAAAAAACTATATACCTATTATACTGATGATACAATCTATGATATAACTCCTATTGTTAGTAAAGTAAGTATACCTGCAAATCATATTAATACAGTTAATAATTCAAAGGTAGTAACTGTTTCTTTAACTTCACATAATTTAAGTGAAGGGGATTATGTTTTATTTACTAGTGTAAGAAATAGTGATAATACTTTAGATACTATTGGAGGTATAACTTTTAATAATAAAAATTTCCCTGTATCTTTAGTTGATATTAATATATTTACTATTACTGCTTCTACTAGTGCTACAGGTACAAGTACTGGAACTGGGCAATTAAATTATCTATTACCAACTGGAACATCTTCTGCTATTCAAGGTCTAGGTTATGGTGCTGGTGTATATAATGCAGCATCGGCTGGAACTCCAGGTTATACCAGTACAGCTTTCTCTAATGCATTTAGTGTAGAAAGTGGTAAAACAAATGTAAGTGTAGCAAAAACAGGCCATAGCCATGCGGTAGGAAACTTTGTAGAATTTTACGATGCTACAATGATTGGTGGTAATGTAGTCTTATCTTCTACGGCTCAAGGTGGACCTATATTCCAGATAACAAGTGTACAAACTAATTCATTTAGTTTTTCTTTATCTTCTGTAGCTAATGCTACTAGTGCAGCAACAGGTACAGCTACAGGATTTTTCTTACCTGTATCTATTACCACTACAGCAGGGTATAGAGCATGGGATGAAGAGGCAGATCAGAGTGGTATAACATTTGAAATATCTCAGTGGAGTTTAGATAATTGGGGTGAAGATATACTTGCTAACCGTAGGGGTGATGGTATATACTATTATAATGTAGATGCAAGTTCTACCCCACAGAGAGCAGCATGGGTAACAGCTAATGATGCACCAACTAATGTTAGAACTATTTTGTTAGGAAATAAAAGACAGTTAATTGCATTTGGTTGTAGTGTTTATGGAGGTGATTATAGTCCAATGGCTGTTCGTTGGGCTGATTCAGAAAACTTTAATCAGTGGACACCAGCAACAAATAATACATCAGGAGATGTAATTCTTACAGATGGTACAGAAATTATAGGTGCAGTTAGATCACGTAATGCTATTAATGTATGGACAGATAATTCTCTATGGTTAATGACATTTATTGGTGGTAATGATGTCTTTGGTTTTAAACAAATGGGTACTAATTGTGGATTGATTGCTACTCATGCAGCCGTAGACTTTGATGGTAGAACTTTTTGGATGGGAGAAGATAACTTCTATGCATTTGATGGACAGGTTAGAAATCTAGATTGCACAGTTAAAAGATATATCTTTGATAGGATTAATAAAACTAATAAGGATAAGATTTATGCTGGTATTAACTCAGAGTTTAAAGAAATTGTCTGGTTATATCCTTCAACAGGGCAGGATGAGTGCGATAGTTATGTTGTATTTAATCCAGTGGAAAACTATTGGGTATACGGAACAGGTTTCTGGACTACTTACTCAGATAAAAATGTCTATAATAATACCATTACTACTGGTACATCAAGCTCTGGTAATTCTTATCTTTATGATAATGAGCCAGTAAGTATTTATACAGGAACTAATAATACGGCCTTGACTTCTTACCTAGAATCTGCTACATTTGAAATAGATGATGGTTCTAGAATTATGTTTATGGATCGTATGATCCCTGATTTTACTATGGATAATAGTGGTTCACTACAATTTAGTATTACCACTAAACAATATCCAACTAATACTTCAATTACAAAAGGACCATTTGAAATTACACCAACAACAAAGAAAGTAGATTTGAGAGCGAGAGGAAGGGAAGCTGCCGTAAGAGTATCATGTGATACGGCTGGTACTTCTTGGAGGTATGGCTCT